AAAAGCTAGGAAATAAGCCAAATTTCAGAGTGTGGTGTAGTGGTAAAATGGAGTAAAAAGTGGGTCATTCCTACATTATTCCTACATTACTCCTACACCGTACTCCTACATCATAAACAGGCTATTTTATTTTTCTTATTTCAGTTTGTAACCATTCCGGCTTGCGTTTTGTGTAGATTGCTTCAGTTACATCTTTGATCTGATGACCCACCATGTATTTGACCGCATATTCGTCTACACCATAACGCTTAGCCATAGTTATAAATTGTACTCTTGGATCATGAGCTCGATGCTCTGGATTTAGCTCAAGAGCTTGGCATATATCATCAAATCTATGCCTGTACTTATCGTAAGTCATTTTATATGAACTGCGATGTGTATGAGTATCCGTGCAATTAAATAAATAGTCGCTGCCTATTTCTTGAGCAAGAGTATAGTTTCTTTCTACAATGGCTTTTATTTTTGGATGAATAGGAACTAAGCGGTCAATCCCCGCCGGTGTCTTCATTCCACCAGTAATAAATCCATTTTCTAAATCAACATTTTTTAATTCAAGCAATCCAATTTCTTGAGGTCTCCAACCGGAATAGCATTGGAATAACACAATATCTACATACTGCAAATCATCAACGTGATTCCATAATGTTTGAATTTCTTCATCAGTAAAATCGATGTGAGGTTTCTTTGCCTCTTCGGCTTCATTTACGACCTCATCGGATAACTTGAATGTTCTGGCATAATTCTTATCCACTAACTCAAATTCAAGAGCATAATCAAACATCAAATTAAACATGGACTTTATTTTTTCTTTCGTATTAGCTGAGGCATGCTTAACACCATTTTTATCAGTTACGGTGCCGTTATCCATACATCCCTTAATATGCCTGGCTCGAACGTCTTTAGCCCGCATATCGTAAATTGCAGAACAATATCGCCAAGCTGACGTAATGGTTCGGGTTCCTGATTTACTTTTTAATGTTTTAAAGTATGTGTCGATCCATTTTTCATATAGTTGTTTGACTGTTAAATCACGATCAAGATCATATGGATTTTTGTTGTATTCGATAAGCGCAGCATAAGCCTCGTTATATGTAGGAAAATAGGTTTGAGGTTTTAATGGACGTTGAATGCATCTACCTTGAGAATCTTTTCCAACAGTAACATATGCACGAAATGGATTGCGTAAGTTTTTGTTCTTCAATTCCGTTATCTGACCAAATCCATTTGGTAAGCGACGCCTTTTAGAGGCCACGTTAACTTTTCGAAGCTGCTTATGATTAATCACAAAACCACAGTGAGGACATACAACTGCTTTATCACTAACTTGTAGTTCGCATTCTGGACATTTTATTAACATGTTAGTTTCTCCTTTCTGAATAAAAATTTTAATGTATCATATACTACGGTGTAGAAGTTTGTCAACTCCTACATTTTTCTTTTGTGGGGTTTATATTTTCTAATCTAGGATAGAATTTCGGGGTGTATATGATACAGGGGTATAAATTAGAATGTCCTTATTGTGGAGGGGAGCTAAAGTACTACGATCAAGTGAATAGAATGGTCAAAATTGAAAATGGAAACGTGAAACGCATAAAAATGAAAAGATTTAAGTGTAAGAAATGTTTTAAAATTCATCGATTAATTCCGGAAGAAATCTTTCCGTTTAAGCAATACGATGCTGAAATTATACGCGGTGTACTTGACGGTACCATCACAAACGAAACGCTTGGTTTTGAAGATTATCCAAGCGAAACAACCATCAAAGAGTGGAAAAAAGAACACGATAAGGGCAAATTAGACTGATATTTCCAAAATTTACCACTCAAGTCCGTTTAACAAAATAGTAGTCATTATCCTAGAATGGTTATTGCTAGGAGGTGATAGCGAATGAGCGAAGTTATATTTGCAGAAGGTTCGGTTCCAGTAGCTGTAGCAGCTAAAGTATATGGCAAAGATGCTAATTGGGTACGAACCGGTATTGTATGTGGATGGCTACCTATTGGACGAGCCACTAGAAATGGTGCTATGGTGACAAAATTGGAAGAAATGGATTCAAGATACGGGCGTATCAATTTTTATATTTCACCAAAGAAACTATGGGAAGATACGGGCTATGTCTGGAAAGGAGAACGGAAGATATGAGTACAGTAATAAGACCTGAACTATCAAAAAAGAATGAGTATTGGTTGGAAAAACACCGGTATTATGAATTAAAGCATTTTTGCCTACAATATCCGATATGGAATCAAGAGTATACATCCTTGAATGGCTTTTTTTCGGCACCTGGGGAACTCCTTACAAAGCCAACCGGATATGGAGATCCAACCTTCGATGTTGCAGAAAAAAGAATGTATTATTCAGTTCGTATGGATATGATTAAAGATGCCGTATATGAAGCAGATCCCGACTTGGGTATTTATATTTTCAAAGGAATAACAGAGGGGCTATCCTATGAAACACTTAAAGCTAGGTTAGAAATTCCGTGTTCTAAAGATACATACTACAACCGGTATAGGAAGTTCTTTTATCTACTTGATAAGTCGCGAAAATAACAGCTCCTGTAATGAAAACAATAAACTTATATTTTTAAGGAGGATGTTATTATGAGTAAAAAGAAAGATGCTAAACTGAAGGATAAAATTAAACGACTCGAGGCTGAAGTTAATATTCAGAAAGAGTTGATTGAGATTATGACGGATGCTTTAGCACTCGCAATTATCAAAGTAGATAAACTTGAAAAAGAAGTTTATAGTAAGTAAATGGGAAGGAGTCCTAATCACGGACTCTTTCTTATTTTTTCGCTAATTTTGCAGTGACTATTATGAAAGGATGATTTATAATATGTTATACTATCGTCCTTATCTTAATAGAAAGGGCTTGTCAGAAAAGGAGGCAAGTAACATGGAAGATAACATGAAAGAATTTATTGCATTCAGTAGAAAATTATTGAGAGATCTGAAAGAAATCAGAGAGCTTTTGAACAATGGCGATGAGAAAAGTGCATTGGTTAAGCTTAATAATTTGATTGATGATACTCAGAAAGATATTGAAGCATAAAGGGTTATCGGGAGGACTTGTAATTTTGATTACAGGTCCTTTCGTTTTTTCGCGTATCTTACAGCTCCTGTATTGAAAGGAGTGAGTTATTATGCGAAAAACAAAAATAATTTTATGGATTTTAAGTGTTTTGGTGTTGTTTATTAACATTCATTCATGTAATGGTGAAACATTATCGTGGGGTTTATGGGCACAGACGATATTGATGCCTGGAATCATATTTATATTATTTGTGTATGCAAATTTCACAGACGAGGGAGAGTCCTAACTAAGGGCTCTCTTATTTTTTCGCGCAATTTACAATTTGTATTATGAGAGAATAGTTTAATGGTAAAACACTGGATGTATATTCAGGGATATCGGTTCGAATCCGGTTCTCTTTTATTTTTCCGTACTCAGGTGACGGCAAAAACATTTATATTTATACAATAGCGAAAGGAGGATAAATATATGCTTTGGATCGGTTTAATGATTGGAGCAATAATTGGTAGTACGACTACCTGTGCGGTTCATCATTATAAAACCACATATGGTAAATTTATGCTTGTTCCGGTGGATGAAATCGAAGAACCAGGAGAGTATACGATCACAGTTCGAATTCCACAAAACACCAATCTGCTTGATAAAAAGCGAATCATATTAGAGCGAAGCAATTCGCAGGATTAACATACCGTTTAATGGAACATGTAAAAATTATATTTTTAGGAGGTAAACATGGAGAAAGACAAATTAATTAAAACATTTGATGAAGAGATTAGTAGCGGCATTAGTGCTATACAGAATGTGGAGATTAATACCGATGAGTACGGAAAAGCGGTAGACAATATTGCAGTACTTACCGAGAAAACCATTAAACTCAAAGAGCTTGAGGTAAAGCAGATGCAGCTTGAGATGGAAAAAAGTCGGCATGACGAAGAACTTAGAATCGAGAGAATGCGGGCAGAAGCAGAAATCGATAAGCAGCAGGCAGAGACTAAAAGTAGAAAGTGGGATAAATGGATTGATCGCGGTATAAAGATACTGGAAATTGGTGTGCCAGTGGTAACCGTAATTTGGGGTACACATTACACATTTAAGTATGAGAGTGAAGGATATATGCCTACGACTCTTCTTGGCAAAGGGTTTGTCAATAAGTTATTACCTAAGAAGTAAAAACATGAAAACATGATCGAGTGAAGACTCAGTGTAGAAATACATTGGGTCTTTATTTTTTTGAAAGGAGAAAATAAAAATGGATGAAAATAATAAAATTGAAGAATTAGAGAAGAGAATTAATGATCTTGAGAGATTATACATACAGATGGCTGACAACCAGTTACTGCTTTCATCAACAATAAAGGAATTACTTGGCATAAAATCGCCGAGTAATAAGAAATCTCGGAGGCATTCATGATGCGATATCATTTCGAAAAGCCTCGAAAATATACATCCATGTATGGCGAAACATACAGATGTGACCATCCGGTATATTCACAATGTACTTTATACAAGATTGGTCGTGCAGGTTTAGCTGTGATACAGCAAAGATATGATCCGGTTACAAAGAAAACCTGGTGGACTGAAATAGATCCATGGCTTACAGATGTATTATATTTACATCCCGGATTTAAAGAGTTTTTCGACAGTAAATCAGGTGAGGTATCAGGCGGTTTATATCCAACTGTAACTATTCGTCAAATAATGTGGGCATTAAAAATGAAACCTATACCTAAAGAGCGTTGGGAGACATGCTTTGACCGATCTAACATTTGAATTATCGCGTGAAATGCAATTCATTTAATGAAGAAAAAGCAAAGGAGGCTATTTACTATGAAAAAAGTGGCAAAAAATTGTATTATTGGAGCAATTATTTATGGAGCATGTCAATTATTCTATGACATGGGGAAAGGTTATATGCTTGGCGTAATGGCAAAGTATAACGACGAATATAGCCCAGTTGAAGTAATTGACCTTTGTAGTAATAATGATGGTAAGCATAAATTGCGAACGAAATTTATAGCGGAAATGGCTGAAGGAACTGTAGAAACTATTAATAAACAGTATGAGGAGGAGCCTTAGGGCTCTTCTTTTTGTTTTATCGCGTGAAATACATACCACTTTATGAGAAATTAATGTTTATATTTTTAAGGAGGTATTAGTATGAAAAAATTTATAAAGGATTATATTGAACTGCGGAAAGCGGGTAACGAATTTTACAAAAAGCATTGGTTTGGATGTATTATCTATACAATGTTATGTTTTGTAATTATATTTTCACAGCCTATATATTCAATAATTAAAGACAAAATATCAGAGCATAAGAACAAAAACATTGATACTTCAGAGGAGGAGCCTTAGGGCTCTTCTTTTTGTTTTATCGCGTGAAATGCAATTCATTTAATGAAGAAAAAGCAAAGGAGCGTGATGAAATGATATTATTAACAATTATATTACTGACAATACTGATCCTTACAGCAGTTGTAATTGTAGCTGTCTCAGTTGGAGGTAGTGCATTTATACTGATATTTGGAGATGTGATTGTATGTATAGGGTTCTTAATATTGCTTGGCAGATGGCTTATTAAAAGAAGAAAATAAAAGCAAAAAGGCGGATTCATTATGGATTCGTCTTTTATTTTTTATTAATAAAAATTAAGGAGGAACCATGAAAGGAATTATACCAACCATAGGAGCATTTGCAAAGAAACACTCATCAACAATTATCGCATCGATTAGTATTATAGGTGTTGTGGCAACTGGTATCAGTGCAATACATGATACACCTAAAGCTTTACGATTGATCGATGATGCAAATGAAAAAAATGACAAACCGATGACTAAGCTTCAGATGGCTAAAACTGCTACACCAGCTTATATACCTACAATTATTACAGGATCATTAACCATAGCATCTATTGTGGTATCTTGCGTGGTCAACGAGAAACGACAGACTTCATTATCTGCGGCATGTTCGTTAGTAACAGAATCATTTAACGAATATCGATCAAAACTTATTGATATTTACGGTAGTGATGCAGACAAAGAAGTTAGAGATGCCGTAGCAAGGGAGCATTGCACCTATCATGCGATTGATTTTGATCAGCCGGATAAAAAGATACTTTTTTATGAACCAATATCCCATCAGACATTCCGAGCATACGAACGTACTGTAATGGATGCAGAATACCATCTTAACCGGAATTATGTTTTGGGTGGTTTTATATCGATCAATGAATATCTGGATTTTCTCGGATTAAAAGAGATTCCTGACGGGGATAATGCAGGATGGTCTATTGATTCTGGAGCATACTGGCTTGATTTTGAGCATACAAAAATGAAACGTACTCATAACGGGGAACCAATGTATGCAATAAATTGTATTTTTGAACCTGACGAAGATTGGCTTTGCGGATGGCAGTAAATTCGCAAAAAACACAAAGGCTATAATGAGAAAGGAGGACAAATGCTATGAATTCAAAAGTATTAAAGATCATCGGAATAGTAGCATCAGGTGTAGGCTTATTAGTAACACTCACGAAAGATTGGGTTGACGAGCGGACATTGGATGCAAAAATCGATGAAAAATTGAATGCAAGAAGCATTAATCAAGATGATGAAGAGGAGTCTTAGGGCTCTTCTTTTTATTTTTCACAAGGAGGAATAAGAAAATGAAGAAAAACTTCATAACAACATTTGCAAAAGGTGCAAAGAAGGTATTTGTAAAAAAAGCCCCTGCAATACTGACCGGTATTGGGGTAGCAGGAGGATTTGCTGCAACTATTTCGGCGGTAAAGGCAACCCCAAAGGCATTGCGATTGATTGAAGAAGCTGAGAAAGAAAAAGGTGACAAATTAACACCTGTTGAAGTTGTAAAAACAGCATGGAAGCCGTATCTTCCTGCGGCAGTTACTACAATTATGTCAGCTGCATGTATTATTGGTGCAAGTACGGTAAGTGCAAAACGTAATGCAGCACTTGCAACTGCATATTCCATATCGGAAACGGCACTTAGAGAGTATAAGGATAAAGTAGTCGAAGTTGTCGGCGAAGAAAAGACAAAAGAAATACAGGATGCTATCAGCAAAGACCGTATAGCTAAGCATCCTGTAGAAAAAAGCAACGTGATCGTTACGAATAACTCCGATCAGCTTTGTCTTGATTCTATATCAAATCAGTATTTTATGTCAACAATGCAGAAAATTGAAGATGCAAAAAATAACTTCAATTGTCTGCTCACCAACTACAATTATGCGTCGTTAAATGAATGGTACGACCAACTTGGAATCGCAGAATCTAAACAGATTGGCGACACTCTCGGTTGGGATATTAGCAGAGATGGTTTACTTGGATTAAGTTTCTCGTCCCAGATATCTGACGATGGGCGATCTTGTATTGTGATCGATTACAATGTCGGACCAAGCTACGACTTTGATAGATTTGGCAGGTAAATCGCGTAAAAAACAATTTCTATAATGAAAACATATAAAAATAAATAATCTCAAGGAGGATATTATTATGGAAGAAAACAACAATGTAGAATTAACAGAGGTAAATGAAGAGAAAGTAACGGATGTTTCTACAGTAACGGAGAATGAAGTTGATTCTTATGAAGATGACGAGGAAGGTGGATCAACAGCCTTAGGATTTGCTATCGGCATAGCCGTAGCAGCAGTAGGCGTTGGAACAGCGAAACTTGTTAAATGGATTAAGAAAAAGAAGAATTCAAAGAAAGCTGAAGAAGTTGATGCAACTGACGATGCAGACTTTGTTGATTCTGAAGTGATTGAACCTGAAAAAGAATCAGAGAAGTAATTTATATTTATGTAACAGCAAGAGAGATGTCTTACACAAGGCATTTCTCTTTTTGTTTTGTTAGGAGGATTAGTTATGAAGATAAACACAGAAACCATTAAAGAAATTGGAAAAGCATTTATGGTTATCGGTGCTTCGTTGTTTTCGTGTGGTGTCGGCACTTATTGGGTGGGATGCCACATTGAAAAGAAAGAAACAAAACTTACACATGACGCTGAAATGTATGAAATCAATAAAGAGCATGTTAAGGAAGAAAATGATCTTAAAAAATCAGCATTAGAAGCTGCTGTAGAAAAGGATCGGATATATGCTGAACGGCTGAAAAATATGGATTCTACAGAATTTGCGAAGTTTCATGCCGAGAGAATAGCCAAAGCCAATCAGGACGTTCTTGCTCAAGCGAACGAGATCAAAAATAAAGCTGAGTCTGACATTGCTATGGCAAATATGGAATGCACTAACACGGTCACTGAGATACGAAAAGATTGTCTTGAAAAAATAAAAGAGGCAAATGCGGAACGCGATGAAGCACTCAAGAAATACAATGCAATTAATACGTTATTTACGAATAAAGACGCAATTTTAAAGGCAGAAGAATACTTGAAAAAAGCTGTAGAAAAGAACGAGCGCGCAAAAAACGACAAAGAAGATTTGCTGGAGGGCATTAAAAGTTTATTGGAGGATTAAGCCTATGATGAATAAATACTCATACAATGGACCGGTTATGGAATTTGATCGGTGTATTGCTAATAAATGGCGAGGTGAGACGATGGCTGTTTCAGAGAAAAAGGCAAAGAGTAACCTTGTGTATCAGTTTAAAAAGAAAAATAACCGAACAGCTGCAACCCGGATCAGTTTACCAGGGAATGTTGAGCTTGTCGAGATTGGAGCGTAAAGATGAATGAACAGTACACACCTAATTCTCATAAATATAAAGCGGAATTAGAGAAAAAAAAAGCAGAACCGGATGTTACAAAAAGAGAGCATAAAAAAGTAATATCTGGTACAGCTAAAACTAAAAAAAGTGGGCCTATCGGACGGTTTTGTAAGAAATTTCTGAATGAAGACGCTAGAGACATTAAATCGTATGCCATTAACGATGTAATACGTCCATATATTAAGGATGCTATATGGAACATAATTACAAATGGTTTGGACATGGCACTTTATGGTGAAAGTCGACATCAGAAAAAAGCATCCAGCTACATTTCTTACAAATCATATGGCAGCGGTTCCGCGTCTCATAGATCTGAGAAGAGATCGGAAGAAAAATCTAAACCATCAATTTTTTCATATGATGAGATTATTCTCGAAACCAGAGGGGATGCAGACGCTTTACTTGAGGCTATGTGTGATATTTTGGAAGAATATCATCAGGTTCGAGTGTTTGACATGTATGACCTTGTGGAAATGTCGTGTGATTACACAGCTATGGAATATGGTTGGACAGATCTTAGAACCGCGGAAGTTGTTCGAGTAAATGGTGGATATATATTAAATCTACCAAAGGCTAGATTACTTAATTAGGAGGACAGTATGAATATTAACGACTTAGGTACTGGCGAGACTATTTTAAAGCATGACTACAGTACTGCATTTGATAAAATTCGAAAGAATTTAATAGTTCAAAGCTACTATAAATATGGACGTGCCGGTGCAAATTTTGCTACCGGTAACGTAGACGCCATAGGAAGTCTTGAAAAATGTCTTGCAAAATTCAAGGAAACCGGTAATTTGGAATATTTGGCAGACGTTGCAAACTACGCAATGTTCAGATATATGTACCCGCAGAAAGGTGAATATTTCAAATATACTGATTCAGGAGAATCGGCAGGCATTGTTGGTTTATCAGAAACACAGATTAAAGCATTAAAAGATATGGATATGTATTATTAAGGAGATAAAAACATGAAAAAAGATATTATTAAAACAGCATCAAGAGCTGTACATAAATTTGGATTCAAATGTAAAAAACACAGTCCGGAATTATTACTTATAATGGGTATTACCGCAGGCGTTGTTGGAACGGTAGCGGCATGCAAGGCTACAACAAAGGCGGAAAGCATTATTGCTGATTCCAAAGAAAGAATGACTATAATCAAGGATGAATTTGAGAAAGCACAGAATGATTCTGATATTGATTATTCAGAAGATGATATGAAGAAAGATAAGTATATCGTATTTGTACAGACGGGTGTGCAGATTGCTAAGGCATATGCGCTGCCAATTGCATTGGGCACTATATCTATTACAAGTATTCTTGCTTCTCATAACATTATTCGAAAACGAAATGCTGCTTTGGCATCGGCATATACGTTGATTGATCGATCATTTAAAGACTATCGCGGAAGAGTTGTTGATCGTTTTGGTGAGCAGGTAGATAGAGAACTTCGATATGATATCAAAGCAGTCGAAGTCGAAAAAACAGCAGTCAATTCAAAAGGCAAAGAAGTTAAAGTAAAAGATACAGAAAAAGTTGTCGACCCTAATAAGCTCACTGACTATGCTCGGATATTTTATTCAGGAAATCCGGGATATGACGATGACGAACCACAATATACATTAATGCATTTGAAGGATGTTCAGAATATGATGAATGATCGTTTAAAAGCTCAGGGATATTTGTTTTTAAATGATGTTTATAATGCACTAGGCTTTCAGCCTACTAAAGCAGGTCAGTCAGTTGGTTGGATTTATGACGAGAAGAATTCTGTTGGTGACAATTTTGTCGATTTTGGTATCTATGACCTCAATAATATTACAAATTGCAGATTCCTTGATGGGATTGAAAAAGGAGTTCTTTTAGATTTCAATGTGGACGGTCCAATTCTGGATATGATTTGAAATTATAGACTCGATGGTTATGGATCGGGAAATTGGAAACAAGATATTTATGATTATCCGCAGTTACAGAAATATGCTGAGAACTGGGGATCTTTTTTATTATGAAAGGAGTTTATAAATGAAAAATAGAACAGCTATATTTATGTTAGGAATGGCAGTGGGTTCAGTAATAACTTTTCTTGGTGTCAGAAAGTACTACAAGGAGTTGGCTGATGAGGAAATTCAGTCGGTAAAAGATACTTTAAAAAAAAAAGTAGATGCTGAGGCTGAAAAAGAAGATAAAGATAAGTCGGTAAACGACTATAAAGTTTTGAGTGTCGATCTTGGGTATGCTCCGTCAGATGAAAAATTATCCGATGCAGAAGAGGATGAAGACGAAGAGTACACAACCAAAGATCGTCCATATGTTATAAGCAGAGAAGAATTTGGACAGCGACCAGAATATGACAAGGTTTATCTGGACTTCTACAGTGATTCTATTCTGACAAATGAATATGATGAGATCTTGGAAAATGTTGATGAGGTTCTTGGTAATGATTGGCAGAATCATATTGGTGATGAAGAAGAGGGCTTCGTATGTGTTCGTAACGATCAGAAAGAAACCGATTACGAGATTTGCCAGACTAACCAGTTCTACAATCAGCAGTAAGGAGGTATCATGGTAGATAATGATATCAGAAATGAATACTTTGAATGGCTGTTTGACATTGTTTGCGAGGATTATGAGAATAAAAGATCATACCGTAAACTTTTGATGGAGTTACATTCAAGGCAGTTCATACCAATAATGCAAAGAGATGAAAATAGAGCTGGTGACGGTATTTCATTAAGAAGACGTTTTACTTTAGAACGAGACTATGATGATATTCTTCCAGAATTTATGGCGTTGCCGTGTAGCATTTTGGAAATGATGATCGGATTGGCAACTCGTTGTGAAGAGAATATTATGGACAATCCTGAAATTGGTGATCGACGAGGATATTGGTTCTGGTCCATGGTGACAAGCCTTGGACTGGGGTCAATGTCTGACTCCAGATATAATCGGCAGAAAGTATCTGATATCTTAAATCGTTTTATTTATAGAAAATATGAACCAAACGGAAAAGGTGGGTTATTTACAATTTTAAATTGTCCAGAAGATCTTCGAAATGTAGAAATATGGGTTCAGCTTTGTTGGTATCTCGATAATATACGCTAAAGGAGATATAGAATATGCTTGATTTTTTGATGATAGCTACACGATCTCCTAAGCGAGGGGTTGTAGAGATATATCCAAAATTCATCATAAAGAAAAGCGATGATCTAATGATTCGAGGTGGAGATTTCTACGCTATATGGGATGATACCAGGCAATTGTGGTCGACAGATGAGCAGGATGCTACTAGATTGATTGATAATGAGTTGCGAAAATTTGCAGAGGAAAATAAAGCAAATTATTCTGATTCAGTAAAAGTCTTATATATGTGGGATGCTGAGACCGGAATGATTGATCGATGGCATAAGTATTGTCAGAAGCAATTGCGCGATTCATTTCATATGTTGGATGAGAAATTGATATTTTCGAATACTGAGACCAACAAAAAAGATTATGCTAGCAAACGATTATCATATCCATTAGAGCCTTGTGATATTTCAGCGTATGATAAGTTGATGTCTACTTTATATTCCGAAGAAGAACGACAGAAGATAGAATGGGCTATTGGTGCAATTATAACAGGTGATTCTGTTCATATACAGAAATTCATGGTGTTATATGGTGCCGCCGGAACAGGTAAATCGACAGTGTTGGATATCATCATGCAATTGTTCGAAGGATATTATTCAGTATTTGATGCAAAAGCATTGGGTTCTGCTACAAATTCATTTGCTCTGGAAGCGTTTAAAACAAATCCATTGGTTGCTATACAGCATGATGGCGATCTATCAAAAATTGAAGATAATACCAGAATCAACAGTTTGGTATCTCATGAACTAATGACTGTTAATGAGAAATTCAAAAGCACTTATTCCAACAGGTTTAAGTGCTTTTTATTTATGGGTACAAATAAGCCTGTAAAGATTACTGATGGTAAGTCTGGTCTTATTCGAAGATTGATTGATGTGTCACCATCCGGCAATAAACTGAGCCCAACCGAATATAAGACCACAACAAATGCGGTGAAGTTTGAGCTTGGTGGTATCGCATGCCATTGTCGGGATGTCTATTTGGCCGATCCAGACAGATACGATAATTATATTCCGGTGAATATGTTGGGTGCATCTAACGATTTCTACAACTTTGTAATGGATTCTTATCATGTTTTCAAGAAAAATAATGGAGTTACATTAAAAGTTGCTTGGGAAATGTATCAGACATACTGTGACGAGGCTAGGGTTCCGTATCCGCAATCAAGACGAAGTTTCAAAGAGGAATTGAAAAATTATTTTTGGAATTACAGTGACCGGGTGGCACTTGAGGATGGATCTCGTGTGAGGAGTTACTACGAAGGATTTCGGACTGATATTTTTGAAAAAAGTAACCCATCTGAAGAAATCGGTGCTCAGTTAGAAACATGGATTGAATTCAAACGCCAACATAGTTTGCTTGATGATGCTTTGAGTGAATATCCGGCGCAATACGCATCCGATGCAGGTATTCCACAATGTAAATGGAGCATGTGTAAGACGACTCTGAAAGATATCGATACTGCAAAGCTTCATTTCACAAAGGTTCCGGAAAATCATATCGTAATTGATTTTGATATTAAAGGATCTGATGGAAATAAATCATTCGAAAAGAATCTCGAAGCAGCGAGTAAATGGCCTGCAACATATGCGGAGTTAAGTAAAAGTGGTGCTGGCATACATTTACATTACATTTATACAGGAGGAGATGTAAGTAAATTAAGTCGTATTTACGATGAAAATATAGAAATAAAGGTATTCACGGGTGACAGTTCGCTTAGGCGAAAAGTTACTTTATGTAATAACCTGCCTATGGCAAATATAAGCTCGGGTCTACCGCTGAAAGGAGACACGAAATTGCTTAATAAGGAGGTTATTAAGAGTGAAAAAGGGCTTAGAACGATGATTCATCGCAATATGATGAAGGAAATTCATCCGGGAACTAAGCCTAGTATGGATTTCATATATAAAATACTTGAAGATGCTTATACAAGCGGACTTAAGTATGATGTAAGTGATCTATACAATGATATTGTGGCATTTGCGGCTAATAGTACAAATCAGGCAGATTATTGCTTGAAACTCATTGATAAAATGCATTTTAAATCTGATGAACCATCAGAAAGTATCGATAGTAAATCGGATAAACTGATATTTTACGATTGTGAAGTATTTCCAAACTTATTTATAGTCAATTGGAAACTAAGAGGTAAGGAAAATCCTGTAATTCGGATGATAAACCCAACATCAAGCCAGATTGAGGAATTGATTGGATACAAACTGATAGGCTTTAACTGCCGAAAATATGATAATCATATGCTATACGCAAGAATGATGGGTTATTCGAACGAAGAATTGTTTAAATTATCTCAGAAAATAATTGTAGAAAAAGATAAAAATGCATTTTTTGGAGAGGCGTACAACTTATCATACACTGATATTTATGATTTCGCTTCTGCCGGAAACAAAAAAAGTCTTAAGAAGCTTGAAATTGAGATGAGTAATCTTACTCCAGATGATCTTAGACATAAAGGATTTTCTGACGATGAGATAGCTTTAATTAAAGCTGGAAGTCATCATCAAGAATTGGGATTACCATGGGATAAGCCTGTGCCAGAAAATTTATGGATAAAAGTTGCTGAATATTGTGATAATGACGTTATAGCAACAGAAGCAGCATTTATATATTTGAAGGCGGACTGGACAGCAAGACAAATTTTGGCAGATTTAGCAGAAATGACGGTAAATAGTTCTACCAACAGTCTCTCAACAAGGATTATATTTGGTAAAGATAAGAAGCCTCAGAACGAATTTAACTATCGAGACTTGTCTAAACCGGTATTTGACCTTGATAAAGATGTAGAAAACTTCTTGAAAGAAGCATGTCCGATAATGATGAGTCAACCGTTTAATTCTCCAGCTGACGAAGAGGAAGATATTCCATTTAAAACTAATTCAAAGTTGCCATATTTTCCGGGATACAAATTTGAATTCGGAAAATCAACTTATCGAGGTGTCGAAGTCGGTGAGGGTGGATTAGCTGAAGGAGTTCCAGGAATCTATTATATGTGCGCGCTTCTGGATATTGCATCGATGCATCCACATAGTACTATTGCAGAGTGTTTATTCGGTGTGAGGTATACGACTGCATACAGAGATATTGTAGAAGGACGTGTAAGCATTAAACATGAAGCGTGGAATGAAGTTAATAATATGCTAGCTGGCAAACTCACCCCATATATTCAGAAAGTAATTAATGGCGAAATGGAAGCAGGTGATCTTGCTAATGCTTTGAAGACTGCTATTAATTCCGTATATGGGCTTACTTCGGCTAAGTTTGATAATCCGTTCAGAGATCCGAGAAATAAAGATAACATCGTTGCAAAACGTGGAGCTTTATTTATGGTCGATTTGAAAAATGAAGTTCTTAAACGAGGATTCAAAGTTGCTCATATAAAGACAGATTCAATAAAAATTCCAAATGCAACACCAGAAATCATTCAGTTTGTTATGGACTTTGGTCAGATGTACGGATATACATTTGAACATGAGGCTACATATGAACGTATGTGTCTTGTAAATGATGCTGTATATATTGCAAAATATGCGGACGAAGAGACATGTATGAAGCAGTATGGGTATGTTCCGGGAGATAATCGAAAACACCCTGGAGAATGGACTGCTACAGGAACTCAGTTTGCAGTACCTTATGTATTTAAGACACTGTTTACTCATGAGCCGCTGGAATTTAAAGATATGTGCGAGACATTCTCGGTATCCAAAGGAGATTTATATTTGGATATGAATGAGGATCTTCCAGATGTTTCAGCTTATGAGAAGCAGATGGATAAACTGGAGACCGATTACAAAAAAGGCAGAATCTCGGATACATTATTCGAACCAGAATCCATGAAACTTAAGGAAGAGATTGAGAAAGGGCATGCTTTACACTATGTGGGTCGTGTTGGTCAATTCACTCCGGTCAAACCTGGCATAAATGGTGGAGTTTTATATCGTGTAAACGAAGGCAAAAACTATGCAGCAACTGGATCAAAAGGATATCGGTGGATGGAATCTGAGATGGTGAAGACTCTTGAACTTGAAGATAGTATTGATAGAACATTTTATAACAAATTAGTGGATGACGCTGTTGATACTATATCCAAGTATGGAAACTTCGACATGTTTGTTTCCGGTGGCGTGGATTTTATATCAGTGCCGGAAAATGCTCCGGAGGAAATGCCATTCGCGTAAGCAACAGACAATATTATGAAAGGGCTTAAGTGTTAGAACTTAGGCTCTTTTATTTTTGCAAAAATATTTATAAGAAAAAGGAGAACAAAATTATGGAATTAGCAATTAACCCAAGAAATGGAATGTTGAAAATCGAGGACGCAAGAATTATATTCAGAAACTTTGCAGGTGCCGCCAGCACATATAACCGAGAGGGTGACAGAAACTTTGCTCTTGTGATTCCAACAGAAGAGATTGCCGAAATGCTTATCAATGATAAGAATGCAGATGGTGCCGGATGGAATGTAAAGATCAAACCATCGAACGAAGAGGGTGAACCACCAAGAATGAATATGATGGTTAAAGTAAAGTTTAACGACAATGGTCCTAATATTTACCTTAAGTCTGGTAAAGCTATGATCAGAATTACGGAGGATAAGGTTAAGATGCTTGATAATATTCGTATCCAGTCAGTTGATCTTGATATTCGTCCATATGATTCAATTGTAAATGGAAAAGCTTACAGAACGGCTTATTTAGCAGGTATGAAAGTGACACAGGCAATCGATCGATTCACAGAAGAGTATGAGGAATACATGCAGGCAAACAGCAATGAAGAAGAACTGCCGTTTAACTAAGATTATATTTTAAAGGAGGAATTTATATATGTTTAGTCCAATTATATATGACGGTAAAATAGTGGGTTACTCTATAAGAGGAGAGGCCGTATTATCTAATGATTTCGCTTCTGCCGGAAACAAAAAAAGTCTTAAGAAGCTTGAAATTGAAATGGGAATTCATCACCAGGAGCTTGGATTGCCATGGGATAAGCCCGTACCAGAAAAATTAACGATGGAAGCTGTTGAATATTGTAAAAATGATGTTATAGCAACTAAAACATTCTTTGATTCTTTACATGGTGTTCAGAAGCATTCGGGTCGTTATCCATGGGGATCGGGAGTGGAGAACGTTATTTTTAACGATCCAGCAACTATCGTATTTTGGAACGATGGTACAAAAACAGTGGTTAAGGCTCAGAACGGAGAAGCTTTCGACCCAGAGAAAGGTCTGGCTATGGCTATCTGTAAAAAAATGATCGGTAAGAATACAGGAAGATATTATGAAACATTCAAGAAGTGGTTGCCAAATGCCAATAAAGATTCATTAGAAGAACCTACGTCAATAGATTTAGTATCAATGTTTCTTGGTGCGTTTATGACACCGCCAGAGGAGGACAACGAAAATGAAAAAGACAATTAAACCATCGGCTACACCAGTTGAATACCTTATGAATGGCGGAACATTTGTATATGAATGTGACAATAAAACAAATGAATCTGTAGCGTGGTGTTCAGTAGCTGTAGAATTTTCGCATTCAGAAAATGAAACAGACGAAACCGAATTTGACGTTCGTTTTATGAATGAATCGACACCTGACTTTGCAGATTTGAACAGATTGTTTATGGATTTCGTTAGTGAAAATAAATTCATAAATGTTATTATAACAGGTTTACGAGTCACAGATACAGCCACAACAATTGAGGAACTGGAGCGTGTATAAGATGCTGATACAGTTTCGGATAATAAAGGTGAAGCAATATAATTCTACATATAAGTATATTGTATTGCATAATAGCGCTCCTGTCTGCATTACTCAAAGTCATAAACGGGCGTCGATGATTATCGCATATCTTCAGGGATATGAGGTGCCAATCGGTGATAGGAAAATAAAGAAAAAATTGGATCAGGTTAGAAAGGAGATACAAAATGATGGAGAATAACTCAAGCGACTCGCCTTTAGAAATGGTCGAGAATGTTACTTTGCAATTTAAAGAAGATGCCGAGAATTTTATATTTGAATCAATAACTGGTTCGTTATTTGGCGAATGTGATAAGACAATAAGTAAAATTAGCAAAAAGCGTCTTGATATAGCTTTAGACCATCTTAATGAAAAGCCAGCAGAATATTTCAAAGTTATGGATGGGGTTATCAAAGGCGGGACATATCCATTTTGTCCGAGCTGCAAAAGCCTGTTAAATCATGATGTATATGTTGGTCAGCGGGTTGCTCATTGTATATATTGCGGACAGAAAATTTTGTTTGGCCTTGATTCATGAATACAGTAAGTAATAAAAAAGAATTTCTATACCCCCACCAAAAAGAGGCTATACCTAAAATGCATAATGGATGTATTTTGTGTGGGGGTGTAGGATCTGGTAAAAGTCGCACGTCATTGTATTACTATTTTCAACTCTATGGCGGTTCCATAGATGAGCATGGATATAAAGCAATGACCAAACGACCGCCGGATCTTTATATTATAACAACTGCAAAAAAACGAGATAATTTGGAATGGGAAGAGGAACTCATTCCTTTTTTATTATCTACAAATGAAAAGCGGAATAAATCCCGATGGGGTAATAAAGTCGTGATCGATAGCTGGAATAATATACAAAAATATTCAGATGTAAAAGATGCATTCTTTATATTTGATGAGCAGCGAGTAGTTGGTTCCGGGGCTTGGGTAAAGGCGTTCCTAAAGATTGCCAAGAGTAATAAATGGATTCTTTTATCGGCAACTCCGGGGGACACTTGGTCTGATTATATTCCGGTATTTATTGCTAACGGATTCTATCGAAATAAAACAGAATTTATAGACGAGCATGTTGTATATTCTCGGTTTAGTAAATTTCCTAAGATAGATCGATACTTGAATACCGGAAGACTCATCAGATTAAGAAATAATATTCTGGTTGACATGGATTTTGAGCGTAAGACAGTAGCACACCATGAAGATATTTATGTTGATTATGATCATATTGCATATCGTCAGATAACAAAACTTAGATGGAATCCGTGGACAAACGAACCAATAAAAAATGCATCCGAACTATGTTATTCCTTACGAAGAATGGTGAATCAATCTGATTCCAGACAGATTTCATTTCTTGAACTGATAGAAAAGCATCCTAAATCAATAGTTTTCTATAATTTTGATTATGAGTTGGAATTACTAAAAGAACTATTACTACCAATGTGTAACAAGGATAATTTCGAAGTTGCAGAGTGGAATGGTCATGCTCATCAAGAAGTACCAACTTCTGATAGTTGGGTATATTTGGTGCAGTATACTGCGGGTTGTGAGGGATGGAACTGTATAACAACAGATACAATTATATTCTATTCACAAAACTATTCTTATAAGGTAATGGAGCAGGCAAGTGGTCGTATAGATCGATTAAATACACCATTTACAGATTTATATTATTATCACCTAAAAAGTCGATCAGGAATTGATATTGCAATAAGCCGGGCTTTAGCAGCTAAGAAAAAATTCAATGAAACTAGATGGGTAAATAATACTCAAAAAGTTGCATAAGAGGAGTCTATTTTTATGAGTGATTATGAAAAAGCTATATATAATAAAGGATACACTGATGGATGTCATTATGGATATTCTGTTGGCGTTGCAAAACCGGATTACGAATTAAAAAATACTGTTGAAAAACGAAAAAAAGAATTATATTTTCTTAAGCAGCGAATTATAGGATTTTTCGTTGTGGTATTTTCAATAATTGCCAGTATAATGATCGATGATTGTACATTTGCAGTATTTACCATACCGCTTGGATTATGGATGGTATTGGGTAATACGATGCTAATCGCTAACCGGTATTATTTTGAGGTTATGGAAGCGCGTAGAAAACACTCTCTATAGTGAAAAGGAGAGTGAAGTTTATGGCAGATTACGAATATTTATATTGTATTGCGATTCATGGAATGCTCAAGGAACGTATTAATGCTGGAATACGAGTAACTATACAAGATGACAATTTAATTATCTATTTGAAAAATGATGATGATATTTTCATGTATACAGTTTACGGTATAACAGACAAAATAGTCTTTGGGTACGACAAGGAGATCATAGTATGTAAAGTAGTAGAACGCTATAAGCGTTATATATTAAGAAAATATTTTTATTAACAATCCAAGAGAGGTCTTTGATTATATCAGGGACTTCTCTTATTTTTTACGAAAGGAGTGACCAGAATGGAAACTAGCACAAAGGAAGTATACTTCAATGTTTATTGTGAGAAGTGTGCGTACAAAGATGAAAAAGAAACTGAAGATCCATGCGATGATTGTTTGAATCATCCATACAATGACGATTCTCATAAACCAGTTAGATGGGAGGCGAAAGAATGAAATGCCCAAAATGTGGAGGAAAAATGGTAGTGTCGGATACGGTTCAGAATCCGGATGATAATGAGATTATGAGACGACGGTTATGTGTTAATGGTCACAGTTTTTTCAGTGTAGAAAAAATTGTTGACACGACAGCTGAATTTGTAGAGGAGTGGCAGATGTATCACAGATAGGAGGCAAGCATGATTAATAGGCTATTGCAGGAGGATGTTAAATGGCAGCGAATGTTATATCGATCAAAAATAACAAACGATAATGGACAAGTGATAATACATGCGGTTCATGAGTTTGAAACAGATTGTGGCGTTTATGAAATTCGCTTTTCCATGCCATCTACACAATATTTCGATCAGCGGGGGTATGAAGCCGATCATTATATTGTTCCAAGAGAAATAAGAAATAAAAGAGCATAGGAGGATACAAATGGCTTATGTGGTTCAAGGGTTAACCGTTAAAGAAACGATCGAGTATAAATTAAATATACTTCGTGATTTTTTAATAGTAGATGATAAAAATTGTGATCGATATCGTAAGCAGCTTGAATATGAGGTCGTACGGAATAAGGAAAGCGATCCATATTTTGTGCTAGATGCGGTAGTAAGAGATATGATTGCAAAGAAGTTAGGAGGTAAATGAATGGATGAGTTTAATATACCTAAATTATTAATCGGAAGTACTTTATACATAGGTAAGAACTACACTGTGAGCATTCGTGTAGATCACCATTTTAATTGGTTTCAAAAGAAATGTATAAAATTCTTCTTTGGAATTATAGTTGTAGATTATAGTGAGGAGGTAGATGAATAACATGCTGGATACGATAACTGTTGGTGTTTTGATTGGATTACTTATTTGTAATGGCATTGATCTAAAGGCAGCAATCATGACAGATAGTGGTTGGGAGTGTGACGAGACAGGGGTGGATGCAATTTATTATAATTCAAAAACCAATGTACTTATGCTTACCAGAAAATTAGGCAATGAGCATGTATATGCCGATTGTGATGATTGGGAACTTTTATGGAAACATCCTAAATATTACACGGAGGTAGATTTATGAGTGGAGTAACAATATTAAATGTAAAAGGTGCATTCTTACCGGCTGTTTATGAGCATCAGAACATTGTCGTTCTAATACTTATTATATTGTTTGTGGTGTCGCTTGTTAGTGATTTGTTATTTATAAGTCATGAAATAGTGCCATACATATTTTTAGGTGCTTGTATATTGTCTGTGTTATTTATAGTTATGTTTGCATGTGCACAGCCAATTCGATACGATGTCATCCTTGACAATTCGGTAAGCTATAACGAATTTATTGAGAAGTATGATGTGATAGCAGTAAATGGAAAGATTTACACGGTAAAGTTGAAAGATCAATAAAAGGAGGAAAGAATATGATTAATGCAGAGGAAGCAAGATCAAAAACTATATTGTGCGAAGCCAAATATCAAAAAAAGTTATACATAAGTACTGTGAAAAAAATAAATCGAAAGATTAAGGAGGCTACAAAAAAAGGTTCATATGGAGTGGCTTGTGAGCGCGATCATATTAGTGATGATGTTTGTAAGTTGTTAATTACCCATTATGAAAATTTAGGGTACACGATACGTACATATAAATATAATAGTTGGTCGCGAGCTGATGAAATACGTATCACTTGGAAGGAGGAAACAAAATGATATCATCTCTAAATGCTAATAAAAATTTTAGAGAAATTATTGAAATACGAGAAGAAATTCCTACACATACTTCGGATCCACGTTCCATTAGGATTAGAGATTTGTTGTATATTGTCAATTCTGATGTACATATTTTTGAAAGGGGATGTCCGATACCGAAATTAAAAATACCTAATGGCCTAAATGAAAAGTACATTGATTACATTGGAGAGTGCGTTTTAAACTCTTGCGCATATGAGATAAGTACTCGGGATGGACATTTGAATGTCTTTATAGAGCCGGTTTCTAAGGAGGAACATAATGGGTAAGGATATGCAGACACTGAGTAATTCGCGATATTTACTTCTTATATAATGAAGAAAGGAGTGAATTAATCATGAAAAATTTCATTAAAGGAGCACTGGCGTTATGGACAGTATTAACGACAATTTGGACTTTTATCACCTTCGACCTTATTGGAGGCATAATTGAGGGTTTTGGTGAAAGGGATGATCGGATACAAAAACAAGACGACCAGTATCGCATGTGAGTTATCGTGATAAAACAATTTAAAGAGTTAAGACTCAGAGTAAAATCTGGGTCTTTTCTCTTTTATATTTTTGAAAGGAGAAAATAATATGAAAGAATGGGCTAAAAAAGAAGTTGAATTAGCATGTAAACATGAAAATCCAGATCGCAAGGAGGGTGAATTTGATTATGGCTGCGCTTGCTACGAGAGTGCGCTAAAAGCTTTTAATAGCTTATGTGATGATGGGCATTCGGGGTTCAGTATTAAGATGACGCAGGCTATACTTAATCGTTTGATTGATATGCAGCCGTTAACTCCAATTGAGGATACGGATGACGCTTGGAATATATGCTCACGTCCTAAAAACGGTCCAAAAGTATATCAGAGTAAACGAATGCCGTCGTTATTTAAGTATGCATATAGCGACGGAACTGTGAAATATCACGACAGCGACTTGTCATATTGTATCGATATTAATAATCCAGATGTTACATATTCGTCACGTTTGGTTAGCGAAATCGTTGAAGAAATGTATCCTATAACAATGCCTTATATGCCCGGTAAACCTATCAAGGTTTATTGTGAGGATTTCTTGGTGGATAAAAAGAATGGCATTTTTGATACTGTTGGTGTGCTCTATGCATTGAAAACAGAGAATGGTGAGCAGCAGAAAATCGAAATCAATAGATTCTTCAGAGAACCAGAAGGTGACGAAGAAGGTAGCTGGACAGAGATATCAAAAGAAGAGTATTACGAGCGAAAGGATAGACAAATAAGCAACTAAGGAGTTGTAAAATTGAAAGGAGAATAAGATGATTAACGCATATGAAGCGAAAAGAAAAACCCTTATAAATTGTAAATGCAAAGACGTAATGAATATGATTGAAAAAAGTATCAAAGAAACAATCAAAGCTGGTTTTTATAATACAAGCATACCGCTGGATGAACCAGATAAAAAAATTATCGACGCTTTATGTGAAGAACTTATGAACCTCGGTTATAAAGTAGACTATGAACCTGCAACACCATTACCACCAGGTTGTCCAGCGGATCAGTGGGATTTCTATTCATATCTGAAAATTGACTGGGGCTTAGAGAAAGGAGAATAAGATAATGAAATTATATTTAGTTTACGGTGACACATGTTTTGATGGTTATGGTGCCGATATTAATATTTTCGGTGTGTTCGATACTCTTGAAAAAGCCGAGTTAGTAAAAGTCCAAACAGAAGAAAAGTATTTTAAAGAGGATCAAGAATCAAGATTTCCTGAATTAGACAATAGATCAGAAGTTGAATTCTGCATTGAAGAAATCGAAACCAACACGATTATTGATAAAAATTTAGGAGGTTATGCAGAATGATTAAATTAAATGTTGAAAAATACTGTCATAATTGTCCAGATTTTACAGCAGACGTTACAAGTTATGTAAATAATGAATCTGAAGGAATAAATTATCACATTATAACATGCGAACATTCCAGCAGATGTATGCAAATTAAAAAATATTTAGAGGGAGTTAAAGATGATTAAAAAAATAGTGGCTGTGATGATGCGTTCTTTTGTCAAGTTATATTTTAAGTTAGACAAAGAATGCTATTGCTATTGCATCGGAACTAAAGGCGATGATGACGATTTTGATATTCATAGAAGGAGGTATGAATAAATGCTTAAAGAATTTTTTGAAGAGCATGATCATTTATGTTTTAGACTTCAACGTACCGGCAGACACGGTGGCGGATGGCTAATACGAATATATAATACTACATTAGACCTTGGTTGCACTGAGCCTATTTACGAACATATTATATTGGACTCGGAGATTAATAATTCAAATGTAGATTTTGAAACCATAATAATGACTCCGGTTATTAACTGGTGGGATTTCTGTTTAGGATGTAGATGAATGTAAGAAAGGGGCTATGTTAAATGAGTAAATATGCTACTGTAGTATTAGAAACAACTGTTGAGGGTAATCCAACTGGCGTTTTATCAATAAAAGGACATACTAACGGAGACGAAGCAAAAGCATATGTTTTCGATGAGATTCTCAGAATGCTAAATGATATTTCTGTTGATAATACGGTGAGTGTAAAATATTTTCGTGATGGTTATGACGAACCCTGTTTACTTATAACAGCTAATGAAAATGAATCTATCATAGTGAAAACTTTATTTGAGAAGGGTGATGACGTAAATGATTAAATTAGAAAATGTAGTTCTGGCAAGTCCAGAGCAGATGGCGTTTATTATTGAAGGGATGCGTAATCCAATGAATAGCTGGGAGAAGAGTGATAGTGAAACTTGGATTGATGCTTTTAATAATGGTGGATATTCTACGCCAACGGCAACCGCAGTAGATGAAAACATTCCGATGTTTAAATTAGGTCCAAATGACCACTCCCTGATGCAGCGTTTAGCTAAAGCAGGTACGGATCATAGAAAATTTATGAGGATGATGCCGGTGTATGTGAGAATCACTGCGCCTTTATATTGGTAGTTCTTTCTGCCAATGAAACACTTTGCCTGCTTATCGGCAGGGGTCACGCAAAATTTACAACTCCTATAATGAAGAAAGGAGTGAATTATTATGGATTATATTTATATACAAGCAAAACCAGAAAAATGGAATGATTTTGTGAAACGGCTTGATTCTAAACGGATTATATATACTTATATAGGACACAAAACAGTTATGATTCATAAAATGTATTTCATTGAAACTGGTAAAATATTAGATGATCCTACAATAGAATCATTCGCATCATCAATTGAGGGTCTGTAAGACTCTCTTTTTTATATTTAGCGAAAAATACATCTTCTATAATGAAAGGAGTGACTAATATGTCTAAAATATCTGAAAAAAGATTAAGAAGACTAAAGCTTCAAATTGAGATGGTAAAACATTTACTTAAATATCGTTTTACATGGGAGGAAATCTCTGAAGCTATCGGTTTTTCTAAAGAATGGCTGATATTTTCAGAAAAAATAGTCAAAGAAAATCAAGAGGAGGAGTCCTAATTAAGGACTCTTTTATATTTAGCGAAAAATACATACTCCTTTATGAGAAATAAAGAAAGGATGGTGATATTTTATGGCAATTAATCAACTAAGTTTTGAAGAGGTAATGGAGATTTTAAAATCTGGTGATTTAGAACGCATTGAAAATATTTATGTTTTGGTTCCTTACAAAAAACAAACAAGTCCGAAAAAAGATGCCAAAACATTAATACAATGCAATATCGTGACTAGATATACAGTCTCACAACTATTAGAACTGAATGTTAATGATGTTGCATTTATTGAAACTATTTAGGAAATGTAGACCTGGTTTTATACTGGGTCTTTTCTCTTTTATATTTCAGCGTGGCTAACGGGGAACCACCCATTGGAATCCCGTGGGAAACTTTTTAAATAATTTAAACTAATATGTTTTGAAAAAAGGGGGTATTTTATGCGATGTCCTAAATGCGATAGTAATACATATTCACATCATCAAAAAATAAATGAATCAGGTACTGAGATAGAACGTTACTATGCTTGTCGTAAATGCAAATGCGTTTTTAAAACAATCGAACGTATTACCGATATTGATGAAAAGTTTATGGAAACAGATAAAAAGTAATAGTTTTACATTATTTAGAATGAACCTGTAGAGGCTATCCCCTATGCCTTCTGGGCGGGGGAGTAGGGCTACTATTGATACGTAGCTGGGTTTTAGGAAACGAAGCCCATGAAAACCGAAATGGTGTCCTATTGTTTTATATTATTGTGTGTTAGCGAAAATAGCATCTCCTATAATGAGAAAGGAGTGATGTTTATGTCGAAATACTATACAGTTAAAACGACCAAATACGGAAGAGATTGGAAGAAAATCAGTGAAGGCTTGGAGTTCCTGGAAGATGATAAATTATATCGTATGGAATTTCACGCAAAAGGGGTTAATTCAATACATCCGTGCAAAAAAGGCGTTTAGACGAAATGAAAGGTTTAAATATTATATTTATTAGAAGAGTAAGGACTCAGAGTAAAATCTGGGTCTTTTCTCTTTTTTTATTTATTTAACACACAAAAACAATAGTAAAAGATAGTCCATTAATGGGAAAGAATTTGATACTTATAAGGTTGGTACTGTTGCGAACTCTTGCAGTACGATGCACAAAATTGCAGAGAAAGAGTTTACACTGGAGGATTTCAGTCATGAACATTTGTCAGACATTAGTATGGGAGGATTTAAAAAACAAATTGAATATCTGGAATGTTTACGGACTGCATATATATCAGCTAAAGACGAAATCAAATATGCGGGCATGAATAAGAAAGATCTTTGGCGACAGATGATTCAGCTTCTTCCGAGTAGTTATAACCAGACTCGTAATGTTATGCTGAATTATGAGGTGCTGGCAAACATTTATAAATCTCGCAGAGATCATAAGTTGGATGAATGGCGAGAGTTCTGTAGGTGGATTGAAAGTTTACCGTATTATGATTTAATTCTTAGCACTTCTAGCGGATGTAAAAATAAGGTTAATAAATCCGACATTAGATGGGCTGAAGATATTTTCAAGAATCATGGTATTAAATTAACGGAGGCACAGATTGATGCAATAAATTCTATCAGTACAACAAATATTATAACTTCAGAAGAGATGGTATACATATACGGACGACTAGTCCCAAAGAAAGATATTACAAACAATAGTAATTATGATAACACTATATTGAATGGTGAAAATTAAGGGAGGTTGATGTTTATGGAAAAGCTATTTATAAGTCGAAGTGACTATGAAGCTATTAAAAATGGCAAAGATGTATTAATCGTAGTTGAAGCAAGAGGTGAATCACCAATGTATGCCCGTGTTCTTTCTTACACCGAAAGTCTTGAAAAGATCGCGAAAAAGATGTCTGATAAACCGGAATTTCCTATGGAGAAAATGTTATTTCGTGAGCCGTTTCCTTGGGGCAAATCGGATAAATCAATAATTACATGTGAACCCAAAGATCAAAGAGGAAAACGGCAGCTAATAAATGGAATTGACCAGGATACTACGACAGATGAATCAAGCATGAATGAGGTGGTTAATAACTGGCTTAGAGATAAATATCCTGACGGATGTCCAACTGCACCAACGGAATGTAATGATCAGTCGGTAAAGGATGATCTTGAATTTCTGAAAAAAGCTTTGAACATGGCTGCAAAATATGCTGATTATATGGCAAAAGAGGAGGAATAAGAGATGACTGTAAAAGATATTTTGGATTTAAGTACGGATGACATTGATATTTATGATGTAAACAATACGGATTGTATGATGACTATTAATCGTATCGCTTACAAAAAAGGAATGGTTTTGGAAAAAATAGTGAATTCCGAAGTAGCTGATATTTTTGCATTCACTGGGGTATTAAGAGTAAAGATTCACTGGACGAAGGAGGAATAAGAGATGACTGTAAAAGATATTTTGGAAATATCTTTAGGCGATGATATTCACATTGACAGTGTGGATAATATGGCTTTAATAACTACTAATTGCTATGAATATCGAAGAGGAATGCTTTCAGAAAAACTATTAAATTCTGAAGTGGTTGATATTATGGCGTTGGGGTTTAGCGAGTTCAATATAAGAATCGTCTGGCCAAGGGAGGAATAAGAGATGAAAAAGTTATTAGATAATTCAGTTATAGAAATTTGGAGCGGTAACTATATTAATAATCTATCAGGTCGGAGTCTTGTGGATAGACGTGCTAAAATCATTCAGATTGAACCTGGTAGCAGCGATAATGACTACATTGTAGAAATTGTTCGTGAAGAGGAAGATGCAAAGAAAGACGAATTTATTAAAAAAAGACTTAACATATTAAAGGAGGAATAAGAGATGTATATGATTTTAGGATTTTTTTGTTGGGGAGTTTATTGTTTATTCAGTCATGTTACTGCTTGGATTATTGCTGGTGCTGTGTGCATATTAGCAGAAGGGATTAGTGATCTGGCCGAGGAAATGAAGGAGCGAGGAAAAAATCACGATGCAGTTATTAAAAAGTGTGTTGATGATTATCGTGTCACTCTTAAAGAGATAAATACTAAGAATACATTGAATACTGTATACGGAGTAGGTGGCATTAATGGCTTTTCAGTAACTCCTTGCAGTAGCGCGTCAGAATCAGTTGACAGTCCAGATGCAGACAGACTATAATCAATTTATATTTTGTACATATCGAAGGAGGTAGAAGGATATGAGAAAGGCTTTATTGATTATGGGTTTGGCAGTCACCGTGTTTGCTGTTGGATGCTCTGATAATAGCAGTAATGGTGGAAGTGACGACAGTTCCGGTAAGACTGGAACAACTCTTGTAGAGGAAGCAGAAGTAGATGAGGTAGAGAACTCAACATCAACTATTTCATCATCAGATAGTACTGTTTCAGAAGAAGTATCAACAAAAGATTTATCAACAATGATTCCTAATCCAAATGATATATTTACGGCGGAAGAAATCAGTTTCAATAATTATGGTGATTTGGTTACTGGTAGTGTAAAAAACGCCGAAAGATCAGAGTTTGACATCTATAAACAGAAATGCAAAGACGCGGGATTTGACACTGTTGATTATGATTCGGAAGACGATAGCGGATCATTATATATGGGCTACAACAACGACAAGTCATATAAGGTAAGATTGTTTTTCTCAAAGAAAGATAACAGTGTTGAAATAACTCTCGAAACTGAGAATAATTAGCTGTATTTTGACTAAAAATCTTTGCCCACTTTTATAAAAATTTTTGGCCAGTTGCCCACTTTTTGTGGGTTCTGGTCATTTTTTATGCAAATTTTTGAAGTGGATTTTGGAGAATTTTGGTCAAATGGCCAAAAAAAGTGGGTTTCTGCCCACTTTTGAAAATGTTTTTGGCCAGCGAAAAACCTAGGTTTTATGCGGGTTTGCGGGGTGTTGTGGCCAAAAACCCACTTTTTTCTCTTATTAATTGTGAAAAAAAATATATATTTTTATAATAAATAGAGAAAATTTTTGGGCTTTTGGCCAGATGGTGAAAATATGGTGATTAAAGCCCTCTAGTCAAGATCTGAATCCGGGCAATCGATGTTGTCTGGATCTGTAAGATCAACGTTAGACTTTAGTCTCTTTTTGGCATCGTTTGCTTTTTTCTTATTGTTTTTTGCTTCGATAAATTTGGCGTATTTATCTTTAGCAAAAGATTGGATGTCAGACCGATTAACAATAATATAGCAAGCGGTTCTTACCCCAAGCACTCCCAATGTTCCTAATCCGTAGCCCTTCAAAAAATTACCTTTTTGATTTTTTGAAGGTTGTTTTGTGATTGAATAAAAATCGTCAATAGACATAACAACCAAATTACACATGCTGCCAAAATATTCTTTTATGGCATGTGTTGTTGCGGCCGCCGACTGTCTATCAACTTGCAGATAGCATAACTGATTACCATTGTTTGTTAATGTACTCATGTTTTCATACCTCCTTTCTTTTAAATTATGTATTAATTATACGAAAGCATTTATGAATAATATATAGTAATTGCGAGATAATAATTGAATTATCGGATAATGTTTGCACAATTCGCGATTAATGCATTCTGTATTATGACATAAAAATTGTTATATGAACAACAGGAGGTAATTATTATGGTGAATGTGACATTTTGGACATGTGTGAAGATTGGTTTTGGAATTACATTAGGTTATCAATTAGCAAAAGAATTATTGATGTTTATATTGAAGAAAATTGATGAAATGAGTAAGCGATATGCGTTAAAAGCATTAAAGCTAATGAATAAAGATGACCCATATGTAAAAAAATACACAGCGTTTCTAATTAGTAATGGCATAATTGCCGAGAAAAAACAACCGATAGGTTTTCAAGTAACAAATAAAAAAGAATAATAAATAATAAAAAGGGTCTTTTACTAAGACTCTTTTTTTCTTCGCAAAATCTACAGCTGCTTTAATGACAGAAAAACTATATTTTAAGGAGGTTTTTATTATGAAAGTAAAAGAAACAATTAAAAACAAATACGAGGAATGTAAAGAAAAGATTTCTAACATGGATGACTTTACTAAAGGTCTTATTTTTGGAACTATAGCAGGAATGGTTGGAATAGCAATGAATCAAACAATCAATAACATAACTATAGAAAAAGGCGTTTATGCTGGTTATGCAATGGGAGTCGAGAATACATTAAACAGTATTGGTGAATTGGCGAAAAAAGATATAACAAAAAATTAAATCTGTCAATAAAGGCTCAGTGTAGAAATACATTGGGTCTTTATTTTTAGCGGTAAATACAAATTATCTTCATTTTTCTTCTCGCGTCATTTGCATACCCTTTTATAGAGAGAAAGGATAGAAACGCTATTTTCTTATCGGTGTGCATTTCCTTTTTCATTTTGAAAGGAGGGTATTATTAGCGATGTTAGAAAACAAATTCAAGACAAAGCTGATAAATGAATTGGAACACCGATTTCCGGGATGCATTGTAGTACATATGGATCCAGCGGAAATACAGGGAATTCCGGACCTTCTTATTTTATACAAAAATAAATGGGCAGCACTTGAGGGAAAGAAAAATGCTACGGCGAGTCATCGACCAAATCAAGGGTATTATGTTGAGAAGATGAACCGTATGTCATATGCCGCTTTCATTTATCCAGAAAATAAGGAGGACGTGCTAAATGATCTTCAATCAACATTCGAGTCTTGAAGGACTCCATGCTCCATTCTCAGCAAGTCAATACCATTGGCTACGGTATGATGATGAAAAAGCGATTGAAATATATCGAAATAAAAAAGCATCTGAGATGGGCACTAAACTTCATGCATGGGCAAAAGAAACAATTGATCTTGGAATTAAACAACCTCGTTCAAAGAAAACGATTTATTCATATGTTAATGATGCAATCGGATATCAGATGAACACAGAGGTTGTTTTATTTTATTCAGAAAGATTTTTTGGAACTGCCGATGCTATAAGTTTCAAAAACGGATTATTAAGAATTCATGATTTAAAGACTGGGCGTATCCCGGCACATATGGATCAGCTATTAATTTATGCTGCTCTTTTTTGTTTGGAATACAAAGTGAAACCAGGGGAGATCAAGTACGAGCTTCGAATTTATCAGAATGACAATGTGGAAGTATTTTGTCCGACAGTAGAAGATGTGGCACCTGTTATAGACAAAATCATTCATCTTGATAAATTATTTCAGTCTTTAAATAACGGGGAGGTATAACATGAATACTTTTTCAGATCTTGACTCATTATTGCTTGACGAAAATTTCCTTGCCCATTATGGAACGCCGAGGCATTCAGGTCGTTATCCATGGGGATCAGGAGAGAATCCATATCAGCATGGACAGGATTTCCTTAGTCGAGTAGAAGCTCTTAAGAAAACTGGGTGGGAAGAAACACCCGAAAATATTAAAAATGAATTTGGACTTACCACAGGACAGTATCGTACTGAAAAGTCTTTGGCTAAAGATGAACGGCGTATGTTGATTGTCGAACATGTTAAATCATTAAGATCTGATGGATTAAACAATTCTGAGATTGGACGAAAACTAGGCATTAATGAGTCTACCGTACGATCACTGCTTAATGCCAGTTCAGAAAGCAAAATGAAACAGGCTCGTAATACTGCTAACTATCTTAAGAAGCAGGTTGACAGTAAAGAAATGGTCGATGTCGGTACCGGAGTAGAACGTGAGCTTGGAATATCAAAAGAAAAACTTGAACAGGCTTTAACCATTCTTACACGAGAAGGGTATAACGTATACGGCGGACGTTTCTCTCAGGCTACTAATACTTCTCAGAAAACGACTCAGAGGGTACTTTGTAAACCGGGAATCGAACATCAGGAGATTTATGATCTGGACAGAGTAAAAACTATTAATGATTACATATCTCGTGATGGTGGCGATACATTTGAACGAAAGTTCACATACCCATCAAGCTTGGATTCAAAGCGGTTAGCAATTTGTTATGCTGAAGATGGTGGGTTAGAGAAAGACGGACTTGTTGAAATCAGAAGAGGGTGTCCTGATTTATCATTAGGAGAATCCAGATATTCACAGGTTCGAATCATGGTAGACGGGAAGAAATACATCAAGGGAATGGCAGTTTATTCTGATGATCTACCGGATGGTATAGATGTACGATTTAATACCAATAAAACAAAAGATAAGTCTAAACTCGAAGTTTTAAAAGACATCAAAGACGATCCGGACAATCCATTTGGATCACTTATAAAAGACGCGGATCAGGGTGGACAGTATTGGTATGACAGTAAAACCGGCGAACGGATTTCTGGAGCATCCGATAACCCTAATAAGAAACTTGGTCTCATAAATAAGAGAGCTGATGAGGGCGATTGGGATGACTGGAAAGATGCGTTACCGTCACAGTTTCTTGGTAAACAGACAAAGACATTGGCAGAAAAGCAGCTTAATTTGGCGAAAGCAAATAAGATGGATGAGTATGCTGAGATATGTTCACTGACTAACCCAACTGTTAAGAAATATTATCTTGAGAAGTTTGCGGATGGTTGTGACGCGGCAGCTGTCAATTTACAGGCAGCAGCATTACCTCATCAGAAGTATCATGTCATTATACCAATCCCATCACTCAAAGATAATGAGATATATGCACCAAAGTATCCACACGGAACAAAGGTTGCGCTTATTCGTTACCCTCACGGAGGAACGTTTGAGATACCTATTTGTACAGTTAACAATCGTAATAAAGATGCGATTAAAATAATTGGACCATTAGCACAGGACGCTGTTGGTATTAATGCGAAGGTAGCTGCTCGATTATCTGGTGCAGACTTCGATGGGGATACTGCTATGGTTATACCTATCAGTAGCAAGGTGAAGATCACATCTACACCAGAACTTGCTGGGCTTAAAGGATTTGATCCAAAACTCAAATATGGCGGAGAAGTAAAGATTGATAGTAATGGTGAAAAACATTATTATCGGGATGGTCACGAATATAAGGTTATGAAGAATACTCAGACAGAAATGGGTAAAATATCTAATCTTATCACAGATATGACATTAGCTGGCGCGGATGAAAATGAACTGGCCAGAGCTGTTAGACATTCTATGGTTGTAATTGATGCTGAAAAACACAAGCTCGACTATAAAGCGAGTGAAAAAGACAATAACATTGCACAGCTTAGAAAAGATTACCAGCCGAAGTATGATGAGAATGGCAATCTTGTTAGATCTGGTGGAGCATCCACAATACTTTCAAGAGCTAAAGGAGAGACAAGTGTTCCGGCGACACAAGGAACACCAAAGGTCAATCTGAAAGATAAGTCGTGGTATGACCCATCCAGACCAGAGGGATCATTGATTTATAAGACAGCTGATGATTTGTATTACCCTAATCGGACCATAGATAAAAAGACTGGTACAGTGACAATCAAAACCGCTGATGGAGATACAATTAAGTATAATACCACTGATAAGGCATCCATTGATCGGTACACCCCTGTTAAGCGTAAAGACAATACCACTGGCGAGGTATATTATACAGATCGTACTGGTAAGATCCGATACGAGATGAAAATGCGAACCAAAAAGAGTACAAAGATGGCCGAGACTGATGATGCTTATACATTAGTATCTGAAGCACGTCATCCTATGGAGCTATTATATGCCCAGTATGCCAATGACATGAAGGGGCTGGCTAATAAAGCTAGAATAGAGATGTCTTATACAGGTAAGATAGCAACCAGTAAAGAGGCAAAGAGCAAGTATAAAGATGAGATAGACTCACTGGATACAAAACTCAACGATGCCCTTAAGAACACGGTCAAAGAACGTACTGCACAGCGGATGGCGAATGTAGAGATAAACGAGAAAAAGCAAAGTAATCCTGATATGAAAACGAGTGATCTTAAAAAGATTAGTCAACAGGCGCTTACTAAGTATCGTCAGCAGGTTGGATCTGTGGCACGAAGAGACAGAGCCATAGAAATTACTGACCGTGAATGGGAAGCAATTCAGTCAGGGGCTATCAGCGAAAATAAATTAAAGCAGATACTTAATAATGCAAATCCAGATGTGCTTCGCGAAAGATCAATGCCAAAAGAAAAGCGTGGTATTTCGCAAGTTCAGATTAATCGTATCAAAGCTTATGCAGCATCCGATTACACATTGCAAGAGATCGCTGACAAGATGAATCTTTCTGTTTCAGCAGTTTCAAAGTATTTAAAAGGAGGAAATTAAATGAGCAATAGTAATAATGCTATCGATCGTTTAGTTGCAATTACAACTTTCGACAATCCTTTTAATCCTTTTACACAGTTTACAGAATGGTTATTGTTCGACAAAGAAAAAGGTTACAACACTTGCGAATACTTAGCAAGAATTGCAAAAGTTGAAGATAATTTGTCACAGCAAGAATATAATCGTGCAGTTGAACAGGCAATTGATAGCATAATTAAAACTGATCCATTCAATATTTACAAAAAAATAACAAATAACAGCGTAGCGGCTTAACCGTATCACTGATAGATGATGAATACATAGGGAGGGGGTCTTAAAAATCACACCCCCTGCCGTCATCGCCGCCCTCCTCAAAAATTCCCCGGAGGTAAAAATGGGAGAAAGTCGATGAATGATATTTGCATAGACTCATTAATGCTTTTCGTAATCCACCCCTTACAAGCGTTTATTTCCAATCCTTTCACATTAATGAGTCTTTACAAATGTTATTCATTGCTTGATTGTTAGATGATATTTACAAGGACTTATGATGATTCTTTAAATTTGATATGTGAAACCCTCCGCACATATATTCTGGTGATGCCACGTCCAGAAAATGCCTCCTTTCGAAAAAAATCCTGAGCATATTTCAGGTGCATCATAAGTCTTTATAAATGTTATCTAAATGGTTGAAAAGATAATAGAAGGAGGTTAAAAGTATGCCGAAAGCTAAAAACACTACTGCTAAACTCAGACCGGCGTTGACACCTGAAGCAAGAGAGAAACAGTTGATTGCTTTGGCTAACGAGGCAGCAGAAAAACAGTTACGAGAGGGAACGGCATCATCACAAATAATTACATATTTTCTTAAAGCTGGCTCCACAAAAGATCAACTCGAACTGGAAAAGCTTCGAGAAGAAAATAGATTACTTAAGGCTAAAACTGAAGCTTTACAGAGTCAGAAGAGAATGGAAGAAACATACGCAGAGGCATTAGCAGCAATGCGAAAATATTCCGGTCAAGGCGGTGATGTCGATGAATATTAGACGATATTCTGAACTGATACGAATACCGACTTTTGAAGAACGATTTGAATATCTACGATTGGATGGACAGGTTGGTGCGGATACATTTGGTTCGGATCGATACCTCAATCAGATATTTTATAAATCACCGGAATGGAAAAAAATCAGAGATGAAATAATCATAAGGGATCAATGTTGTGATTTGGCTATGCCAGGTTATGATATTCATGGACCGGTATTAATTCATCATCTAAATCCAATCACCAAAGAAGATATTTTATCCAGAACGGATTCATTACTAAATCCAGAATATCTTGTCTGTACAATTCAAAGTACACATAACGCTATACATTATGGTGATGTGAATCTGCTAATTACTAACCCAATAGAAAGAAAACCAAACGACACATGTCCTTGGAAACATTAAGGAGATCGATATGACCAATAGTATTTTAGATTTCGTAAAAGAATTCAATGGTGTTTTGGATGAAGATAAGGATTTCGACAATGATATCATTGCCGACATTAACACAGCATTTATGATCTTATGGCAGTTGGGCGTTGGTCCTAAAACACCATTTAGCATTAAAGATTCGACTGCGACGTGGGAAGATTTTATCAATGACAATATATATATTGATTGGGCGAAAACATATGTCGGACTCAAAGTTCGTATGATGTTTGATCCACCATCAAGTTCAACTCATGCAGACGCTATAAATCGGAATATATTAGAAATGGAATGGCGACTACAAGTGGCTTCAGAACACAAACAAAAAGAGGAGGGATGACGTTATGTGGAGTTATATGGGAACCCCGTATTCAGAAGATTTTCTTTCTCATCATGGAATACTCGGAATGAAATGGGGAGTCCGGCGTTATCAAAATGCCGATGGAACATTGACAGCTAAAGGTCGAAAAAGAGCAGCGAAGTTAAAAAAAGAATATGACACCCTTACGCATAAACCGAAGACCGAAGATGAATCTGTCGAAACAAAAAAACAGAAAGTATTAGAAAGTAGATCAGCAAAAGAGTTATATAAAAATGCTGATCTTTTTTCATATAACGAATTACAGAATGCTTATAATCGATTAAGTCTCGAACGAAATATTAAGCAGCTAATTCCCAAAAACGTTTCAGCTGGCGAAAAGATCGTAAATGCATATATCAGTGCCGGACGTAAAGTGAACGATGTTATGGATGTAAGCACAAAGGGATATAACCATATCGCCAAAGCTTATAACGCGTTTAAGAAGAAAGATAGTGCAAGAGCGCCGATCATCGGTGAAGGTGGAGATAAAAAAGATAAGAAGAAGGGTAATTAGGTGATCGCGTATGGGATTATCTAATACTGCTGTGCCTAAATATTATGGTATGTTTAGAGATGCTGTAATTAGAGGGGATATAGCAATCAATACCGAGATCGAAATGGAAATGAACCGCATTGACGCATTAATTGCTAATCCTGGTATATGGTACGATGATCAAGCCATGCAAGGATTTGTCGATTATTGTGAAGATGAGCTGACATTGACCAACGGAGAAGATCTGCATTTACTTGATACTTTCAAGCTATGGGCAGAACAAATATTTTGTTGGTATTATTATGTCGAACGTAGCGTATATGTTCCCGGTCCAGATAATCATGGTGGACATTACGTTACAAAGAAAATCAAGAAACGTCTTATTAACAAACAATATCTTATAGTTGCTCGAGGAGCAGCTAAATCCATGTATGCCTCATGCATACAAAACTACTTTCTCAATGTAGATACATCCACAACACATCAAATAACAACTGCACCAACAATGCGACAAGCTGACGAAGTTATGTCACCAATAAGAACTGCAATCGCTCGTTCAAGAGGACCGCTGTACAAATTCTTAACTGAAGGAAGTGTGCATAGTACTGTTGGAAAAACGGGGAATCATACCTATCTGGCGAGCACTAAAAAGGGAATACAGAATTTCCTTACTGGTTCTTTACTGGAAGTCGTTCCTATGACGATTGATAAACTTCAGGGTCAGAGAATCAAAGTTGCAACAATCGACGAATGGCTATCCGGCGATGTTCGAGAAGATGTTGTTGGTGCGATAGAACAATCATCAGCAAAAGAGCAGGGAACCGCTCAGAATAATGACTATCTGATTCTTGCGATTAGCTCAGAGGGTACTGTACGAAATGGCAGTGGAGACACAATCAAAATGGAATTGATGAAAATTTTAAAAGGTGAATATTCATCAATTCATACCTCCATATGGTGGTACAAGCTTGATTCAATTGACGAAGTAAGCAATCCAGAGATGTGGATAAAGGCAAACCCAAATCTTGGAAAAACAGTCACATATGACACTTATCAGGATGATGTTGAACGTGCCGAGAAAAATCCCGCTGTTCGAAACGATATTTTGGCGAAGCGATTTGGCATTCCAATGGAAGGCTATACCTATTATTTCACTTATGAAGAAACATTACCTCATAAGAAAAAAAGAGACTATTGGGGTATGCCATGTTCCCTCGGAGCAGATCTATCGCAGGGTGATGACTTCTGTGCATTCACATTTATGTTTCCAATTGGCGATGGGTCTTTTGGAATAAAGACTCGGAACTACATTACAGAACAAACTCTTATGAAATTGCCTATGGCGATGAGAGTTAAGTACGAATCTTTTATGAATGAAGGTTCACTGATTGTAATGCCGGGAACTGTGCTAGACATGATGCAGGTTTATGACGATTTGGATGAGTACATAAATCAACGAGAGTATGACGTAGTAAGTTTCGGATATGACCCGTATAATGCTCGGGAATTTGTAGAACGTTGGGCAAGAGAAAACAGCCCGTTCGGAGTAGAAAAAGTAATACAGGGCGCTAAGACAGAATCAGTTCCATTAGGTGAGTTAAAGAAACTGGCTGAGGAACGTATGCTTTTGTTTGATGAGGAACTTATGACGTTTGCCATGGGTAATTGTATCACGATGGAAGATACAAATGGTAATAGAAAACTATTAAAGAAACGATATGAGCAGAAGATAGATGCAGTTGCAGCAATGCTTGACGCATATGTCGCATATAAGCTTAATCGTGAAGCCTTTGACTAGGAGGTAACAGGTGGAAACATTAGATCAGTATAACAATGATTATTTGGCACATTATGGAGTTCTTGGAATGAAGTGGGGTGTCAGAAAAAATCGAGGAGCTGCTATAAATAAAGCATATGCTAAACTTAGTAAACTCGATCGAAATGTGACAAAAAGCGGGGATAGAGCAAATAAGGCCGCTATAAAAAATGCAACTGGTGTTGCAAAGAAGTATAAAAAATTAAGCTCAAAAGCAACGGCGTATCAAACTCGATCGGAAACATACGCATATAAGGCGGAAAAACAGAGAAATAAGCGTTTTTCTAATTTGGATAAAGTTCATAAGTATCAGAATAAGGCAGACGCATATAATTCAAAATACGAAAAAGTCTATGCAAAAGCGGTTAAGTATAAGAAACGAGCCGAAAAAAGAGATGCGGTAGCAAAAGATACTGCAATGATAAGTCAGAAATCAATTGCTAAAGCTCAGCGCTGGGCAAGAAAAATGAACAAGTACATAACAAACACTCAAACGAATGAACTTAGTTCGGAACAGATAGCTTTGGGTAGAAAATGGCTTGGTTTTGACTAGGAGGTACTAAATGGGAGTAGCAGATAGATTTCAACGTGCTTGGAATGCGTTCAGAAATAAAGAACCAACATACCCTTACGGTTATGGAAGTGGATATGGGCGAAGACCTGACAGATTGATTCTTACTGGTGGTAACGATCGTTCCATTATTAATTCCATATTTAATCGAATTGCCGTTGATGCATCAAGTGTTGGAATTAAACACTGTAAGAATGACAAAAATGGCCGGTATGAAGAAGATGTGGATTCCGGACTAAACAATTGTTTGAATTTGGAAGCAAACATTGATCAGACAGGTCGCGCATTTTTACAGGATTTAGTTATGTCAATGTTAGATGAAGGATGTGTTGGAGCAATACCTATCGACACCGACGAAGATCCTTTGACAACCGATTCTTACAGCATCGGATCAATGAGAACATGCAAGATACTTGAATGGTATCCTCGCCATGTAAAGGTTAGAGTGTATAACGATCAGACCGGTAAGCGAGAAGATGTAGTAGTGCCTAAAAGAATTGTAGCAATTATTGAAAATCCACTTTATACGATTGTGAATGAGCCTAACTCACAGGTGCAGCGGCTGGCAAAAAAATTGAGATTATTGGATGTGACAGATGAAAAAACGGCATCCGGAAAACTTGACATAATTGTTCAGTTACCGTATCAGGCGAGATCATTGCTAAAGAAAGAGCAGTCAGAGACCAGACGTAAAGACATCGAAGACCAGCTTGTAGGCAGTAAATACGGTGTTGCATATATTGATGCAACTGAAAAAATCATTCAGCTTAATCGTCCTGTTGAAAACAATCTTATGAATCAGGTAGAGTATCTGACTAATCAGGTGTTTGCCCAGATAGGTATTACACAGAGTATTTTAGACGGTACTGCTGACGAAAAGACAATGCTGAATTATATGAATCGGACAATTGAGCCGATAGTTTCAGCCATTGTTGACGAATTTAAAAGAAAATTCTTAACAAAGACTGCTCGTACACAAGGGCAGACAATTCAGATGTTCAAAGATCCGTTCAGACTGGTTCCAGTCAATAATATCGCAGATATCGCGGATAAATTCACAAGAAACGAAATTATGACATCAAATGAAATGAGACAGGTTATTGGTATGAAGCCATCGAAAGATCCAAAGGCTGATGAACTGAGAAACAGTAATATCAGTCAGGCTAAAGAAGGCAATATGTCCGTACCAAATATCCAAAATCAATCCCAAGAAGGAGGAAACAATCAAAATGAGTAAGAAATGGGATTTCAGTGGTTATGCCACTAGAAACGACTTACTTTGTGCCGACGGAAGAACGATTCGACATGGTGCATTTAAGGAATGTGATGGAAAAAAGGTTCCATTAGTTTGGATGCATGATCATACAAAAGTCGAATCAGTTCTTGGCCATGCATTACTTGAAAATCGTGAAGATGGAGTATATGCGTATGGATCGTTTAACGATACCGAAGAAGGTCAGGCTGCAAAGAAACGGGTTATGCATGGTGACGTGGCTTGCTTATCAATATGGGCAAACCATCTTAAGCAGATCGGTGGCGATGTAATCCATGGTGACATCAAGGAAGTCAGTCTCGTACTCGCCGGAGCCAATCCAGGGGCAAGCATTGACTTTATTATGGCTCATGGTGATGAAGAAGCGGACGAGCTTCAGGCTTTCTATGATGAAAATATCATGATCATTCAGCATGCGGATGATTCTGAAGAAGAACCAGACACTGAGCCAGGGAAAGATGCTATTGAAAAAGGAAAGACCATCGAGGAAGTCATTGATACCATGAATGACGAGCAGAAGAAAGTTTTATTCGGATTAATCGGAGAGTCATTAGGAGACGTTGAAGAATCCGACAATAAAGATAATGAAGAAGGAGATAATGAAATGAAACACAACTTATTTGATCAGAATAACATTCAGGATGATCAGAACGAAGCGGTTCTGTCTCACGATGATATGAAGACAATCATTGGTGATCTTAAGAAATACGGATCATTAAAAGACAGTTTTATGGCACACGCTGATGAATATGGCGTACAGAATCTTGAATTCTTATTCCCAGAGGCAAAAGCTGACTCACCAGTGCCATCATTCATCAGCAGAAATATGGATTGGGTACAGCAGGTAATGTCATCTGTACATCACGTTCCATTTAGCAGAATCAAGTCAATGTTCGCTGACATCACAGAGGATGAAGCAAGAGCTAAGGGTTATATCAAAGGAAAGCTTAAGAAAGAAGAAGTATTCAGTTTACTTAAGAGACGTACCGATCCAACAACAATCTATAAGAAACAGAAGATGGATCGTGATGACATTATTGACATCACAGATTTCGACATTGTTGCTTGGCTCAAGGCAGAGATGCGAATGATGCTTGACGAGGAAATTGCAAGATCAATTCTCTTTGGTGATGGCAGACTTGCATCTAGTGATGACAAGGTTGACGAGAATCGTATTCGTCCAGTTCTGAATGATCACGATTTATTTACAATTAGATGGGCAGTTGCCGCAGGTTCATCTGAGGATGACAAGGCAAAGAATTTCATTCGTGCGGCCGTTAAATCAAGAAAGAATTATAAGGGATCAGGAAATCCGGTTCTGTATACTACAGAAGACATGCTTACTGATTGTCTGCTTCTTGAGGATACCATCGGACACAAGTTATATAAGACCGAAGCTGAACTTGCAACAGCTCTTCGAGTAAGCAAAATCGTTACAGTTCCAGTTATGGATGGTCTTAAAGATAAGGACGATAAGGATGTGTATGGTGTGATTGTAAACCTTGCCGATTATAAGGTCGGTGCTGATAAGGGTGGATCAATCAACATGTTTGACGACTTTGATATCGACTACAATCAGGAGAAGTATCTGATCGAGACTCGCTGCTCAGGCGCACTTGATAAGCCGTTCTCAGCAATTGTACTTAGATCCGGTAGCGAGACAAAGAGCGAGGAACCTGGTCTTGCTGAAGCAAAGAAAGCAATCGCCTAGTTTATCAGAAGGGAGATAAATAAACATGGATAAGATTTTCAATGACGCAAAAGACAAAAATGTAAGTGCTACATATGTATACGGAAAATCCGGTGATACAAAGGCATATGCGGATGCTGCTTGTAAAACTCAGCTTAAGACAAGTGAGTTAAAAGAGATGTTCTTAAAGAGAGCAATCATTTCTATTGGAGATGCTCTGTATGTGCCGGTATCTTTCAGCGTGACAAGCAATGTCGGTAGTGTATCATATGCGAAACCAAATGGTACGACAGCGACCAGCGCTGATTTGGGAACATTAACAGCAGCTAAGGACTGATCATAAGGAGATAATTCAAAATGGCAAAATGGAGCGGACTTATTGGGTTTGCAGAAAATGTGGAAATAGAGCCTGGGTTAAGTGAGGAACGAATAATCACTCATAAATACCGAGGCGATTTTTTTACCCAGAGATGGAATCACAACGGAAGCAATAATGTTAATACTAATACCACATTATCAAATGTGATTAGTATAGTAGCCAACCCCTATGCCTCGAAGAATTGTCAGAAGATTGTATACGCGGAGTATAAGGGAGTTAAGTGGAAAGTTACAACTATCGATCCATCTAGCTTCCCTAGAATCGCGTTAACACTAGGGGGTGTGTATACAGATGTCGAGCAGACTTAAACTGCAAAGTAAATTAGAGGAATTTATAGGGAATAAAAATGTGTATTATCAGCCCCCTGACAATAAACAGATGTCTTATCCGGCGATAAGATATCAGATAAAAAAAAGAGACGTGAAGCGTGCAAATGACCATGCTTACATCTCAAGAACATGCTATGAAGTAATCGTGATTTCAAAAAGACCAGATAATGATGCAATCAATAAACTTTTAGAAACCCCATTCTGTGTCCACGATAGACATTATGTAGCTGATAACTTGAATCACGATGTATTCACACTATATTTTTAAAAAAAGGAGAATAAACCTATGTTAATGAAATGGGATCAGATCGGTGAACGTTTATACGAAACCGGTACCAAAAAAGGTGTCTGCTATAAGCAGGAGTCTGATGGATCATACCCAAAGGGTGAAGCATGGAATGGCCTTACCGGTGTTACAGAAAGTCCATCAGGAGCTGAAGTTACTGCATTATATGCAAATGATGCTAAGTATGTAAACCTGATGTCCTCTGAAGATTTCGGAGCTACAATTACTGCTTACACATATCCGGATTCATTCAGCGAGTGTAATGGTCAGAAAGAGATCGCGCCAGGAGTATTTGCAGGACAGCAGAAGAGAGCAGCATTTGGTATGTCCTACCAGACGGCAATCGGAAATGATGTCGATCAGGATGATTATGGCTATAAGTTACATATGATTTATGGAGCTCTTGCAAGCCCGTCTGAGAAGGCATATAAGTCAAAGAACAACAGTCCAGAAGGTATTGAATTCTCATGGACTATTTCCACAACTCCAGTAGATGTTCCTGGTGGAAACCCGACAGCTCACTTGGAACTCGACAGTACCAAGGTAGATGCAAAGAAACTTGCCGACCTGGAAAAGGTTCTTTACGGAACAGATCCAGAGCTGTTATCAACACAGCCTGATGATTGGGCAACCAATTACAAAGATTACTTGACAAAAGAAGGCAATAAGTATGTTGCAGTATCTGGTGTGTCAGCTCCAGATTGGGCTGAGAAGAAGTATTACACACCTGGAACAGAAGGTAGACTTCCGTTACCAGATGAGATCGCTGAAATTATGAAAACAGCGTAAAAACAAATAATAAAACATAATCCACATAATCAATTATAGGCCCCGTGTTTAATCTACGGGGTCTTTTCTTTTTAAGGAGGTATAACACTATGTATTGTAAAGAACTTACATATGACGATTACGACGGAGTAACAAGAACTGAAAAACTTTGGTTCCATTTATCTAAGCCAGAGTTACTTGAATTAGAATACACAACTGGTAAGAAATTTTCAGAGATGCTTGACGACATCGTTAAAGCAAAGAATGTGTCAGAGATTATCAAGACATTTAAGACAATCATTCTCACGGCGTACGGTGAAAAGGTTGATGGTCGACGATTTACAAAGACAGATGCAGAAGGACATCCTTTGTCACGAGCATTTTCTGAAACAGCAGCTTACGAAGTTTTATATATGTTGCTTTCATCTGACGATGAAGAGGCAGCAAAGTTTATCAATGGCATTGTACCAGCAGATCTTAGAGAAGCGGCTGAGAATGCAGCTTCTAATGCCGACACAGCAGTACTTGCTACTGTGTAATTCAAAATGGAGTACTGAAGAATGATTGAAATAACAATCCCACCGAGGGAATTTTATAGTGACCAAACAAACGAATTTTATGAGTTTAAAGGTGCAACTTTAACGATGGAGCATTCTTTGGTGTCTCTTCAGAAGTGGGAGGCAAGGTGGAATAAACCTTTCCTCTCCACAAAATTAAGTTATGAAGAATCCATCGATTATTTCAAATGCATGACATTAAACAAGAATGTTGATCCATATGCATATAAAAGCATGACCGAACAAAACATTAAGGCACTCAACGATTATATATATCGAAAAATGACGGCAACCGTGTTCACAAACAAACAAAAAAGCAGATTGAACGATCAGTTTATCACTGCCGAGGATATATATAGTTGGATGTTCGAACTTCAAATGCCTTTAGAATGTGAGAAATGGCATTTGAACAGATTAATTGATCAGATCGAAGTCTGTATGCTCGATCGACAGCCAAAGAAAATGATGAGTAAAAAAGATACTACGGCGATGTACGCCAGAATTAATGCTGAACGTAGAAAGAAATTTAACACGAAAGGATGATTAAATGGGAAGAGCAATAAATAAAGAGACGATAGCTTTGATTAAAAAATTTGAAGGTTGTCGATTGACTTCCTATCAGGATTCGGTTGGTGTTTGGACAATTGGGTACGGGCATACGGCCGGCGTAAAACGTGGAATGAAAATTTCACAGGCACAGGCAGAAAAATATCTGACAGAGGATTTAAAAAAATATTCTGCATATGTCGACCGGTATGTGACAACATTTACGCCAAATGATAATCAGTATGGAGCATTGACATCATTCTGTTATAACTGTGGAGCAGGTAGTTTAAAAACGCTTGTTACCGGAAGAAACGCGGAAACCATTTCAGAAAAAATCTTACTTTATAATAAAGCCGGTGGAAAAGTATTAAACGGACTTACAAAAAGACGTACAGCAGAACAGAAATTATTTAAAAAATCGATCTCAGAAAGCAAAGAAAAAAAATCTACCAAATACTCACATATGCAATTCGTAAAAGATGTGCAGAAAGCCATAGGTGCAAAGGTTGACGGTATTGCTGGAAATGAAACATTAAGTAAGACTGTTACAGTAAGCAAGACGAAAAACAATAAACACGCTGTTGTAAAGCCCATTCAAAAGTATTTAAACAGCATCGGCTATAATTGTGGGGTAGTTGATGGTATTGCCGGAATGAAGTTTGATGGCGGTGTCAAAGCATTTCAGAAAGCTAATGGTTGTATAGCTGACGGAGAAATAACAGCAAAGAATAGAACATGGAAAAAATTGCTTGAAATAACTTGAAATTTTTAAGGACGGTATGGTGTCACAGCTGACCGTCTTTTTTTTTATGTAAAAAGATATAAACGAAATGAGGGATTGATATGATTAGTTTTATACAAAAAGGAGACTTTTCAAATCTCACTAATTTCCTTGAACGAGCTAAGGAAGTAATACATCTCGGTGACCTCAATAAATATGGTCGTGCCGGCGTTGAAGCATTAGCTGCTGCAACTCCAAAAGATACGGGAAAAACAGCGAGTTCTTGGTATTACAAAATCGAGAATAAAGACGGATCAGCGTCAATTTCATTTCATAATTCAAACATTCAAAATGATGTGCCAATAGCGATCATTCTTCAGTATGGGCATGGAACAGGAACCGGTGGCTGGGTAGAAGGCAGAGATTATATTAATCCTTCTATTCAGCCTATTTTTGACGAAATCGCAGATTCTGCGTGGAAGGAGATCACTAAGAGATGAGTGCGACTATTGATGAAAAAGTTGTCGAGATGAGGTTTGACAATCGTAATTTTGAGAAAAACGTCAAAACTACTATGTCATCACTCGACCGATTAAAACAGAAACTCAAACTCGATGGTGCAACAAAAGGAATTCAGGATGTATCTCGAGCTGCAAACAACATATCTCTCGATCATATTGCATCCGGCGTGGAACAGTTGCAAAAAAGATTTTCCACATTTGGAATTGTGGGAATGAGGGTTGTTGAGAATGTTACAGATTCAGTAATCTCTCTTTTCAAGAAAACAAACAGCTACATTACCAGTACCATAAAATCTGGCGGCATTTCCAGAGCAATGAATTTGGAAAATGCAAACTTTCAGTTAATGGGTTTGCTTAAGAATGAAAAAGATGTTGCCGCAGTAATGGAAGATGTTAGTTATGGTGTAGATGGAACTGCATATGGTTTGGATGCAGCGGCAAAAGTAGCATCACAGTTGGCAGCATCAGGTATGCGAGCTGGTGATTCCATGAAGAGTGCACTTCGAGGTATCTCGGGTGTTGCAGCCATGACTAATAGCTCATATGAAGATATCGGTCGTATTTATACACAGATAGCTGGTCAGGGAAGAATGATGGGTGACCAGTTACTTCAGTTGTCAGGCAGAGGTATGAACGCAGCCGCGACATTGGCCGAGTACCTTACAAAAGTTGGAAATGGAGCCAAAGTTACCGAAGCAGATGTTCGTGATATGGTGTCGAAGGGGAAAATCGATTTCGATACTTTTGCGACAGCTATGGACGAAACATTTGGCGAACATGCAAAGAAAGCAAATGAAACATTCAACGGTGCAATGTCAAATGTAAAGTCAGCCCTTTCAAGAATAGGTGCAGAGTTTATTAGCCCGTTGATTAAACAGAATGGTCCGCTTGTAGAATTGTTCAATGCATTGCGAGTTAAGATCAACGATGTTAAGGCAAATATTGGACCATTTGCACAGGTATTCACTACTGGCGTAACAAGAGCAGCTAATGTGTTAACAAAATTCATTAACGGTATAGATGTAAGTAAAATATTCGAAAAGTTTAGTGGCTTGAATTCAAAATGGGATACTCTCATTTCCCGGATTACATCGGCTGGGGTTACTGAAGAGGATTTTAACAACAAACTTATAGAAGTTGCCAAAAGCCATGGTATTGCCGTCGACGATCTGATCAGTAAATACGGCACGATCGGCAAAGTATTTGCAGCAGGTAAATTATCGGGCGGTATTATAATAGAAACAATAAAGAAGTTAGCCGGTGCTGAAACAGAAGCGTCTAAAGCGACAGACGATATAACCGATAAAGTAGAGTACTTCAATGATGTAGTAGGAAGAGTCATTAGAGGCGATTTTGGGAATAATGACAACGAGAAACGAATGAAGGCTTTAACAGAAGCCGGATATGACTTTGCAACCGTGCAGGGTCTTGTGAATAAAGTATGGGAAAGAAACGGACATAATTGGTCAAATACTACATTAAGTGCTGAAGAACTCACAGAAGCCATTGCAAGTTTATCCGATAGTGAATTGAAGAATGTTGGATATACTGACGAACAGGTAAAGAAACTGAAAGAGCTTGCAAAGGAAGCTGAAAAAACGGGAACACCATTGAGCGAGTTAATCACTCAGTTAGAGAAACCAAGTGGAAAAGAATTGATTCTTGATTCCTTGGGTAATAGCATAAAGGGATGTATAAAGTTTGCGAAAACATTTAAACAGGCATTCTCTGAAATGTTTGACCCTATCACTTCTGATACATTATATAACTTAGCTGAGAGCATTAACAAATTCTCAAAGCATTTAGTTATGAGCGATGATACTGCTGATAAACTGAAACGAACGATCAAAGGTGTTATTGCATTGCTTGATATGGTTACAAATGTTCTCGGTGGTGGTTTAAAATTCGGAATTAAAGTTGTATCGACACTTTTGAAATATTTCAATATTGATCTGTTATCTGTTACTGCTAAATTGGGAGATTTCCTTGTAGATTTGAGAGACGCTACCGATTTCAGTAATTTGTTTGGAAAAGCGATGGATAAGCTTGGTCCTCATCTCCAGAAAGCGGCAGATGCTGTGAAGAATTGGATTGACGGATTAAAAGCAGCTGATAACATACCAGAATACATACTTAAAGGGCTTGTTAATGGCATAAAGAATGGCGCAACGACAGCGGTTCAGTCAATAGTAGAGCTCGGTAAGATGCTTCTTGAGGGTATCCGTGATGTTCTTGGTATTCATTCACCATCAACAAAATTCTTTGAAATTGGTCAGTTCATTATTCAGGGATTAGTCAACGGAATTCAAAATGGTTTTTCAACTGTACTAAATACTATTAAATCACTTGGTAAGAAATGCATTAGTAGTATAAAAGAAATCAATTTTGGAAAAGTATTTGCGGTTGGTGTAGGTGCAGGAATGCTTGCTATAACCTATAAGATGGCAGATGGATTTAAGACCCTTTCTAAAGCCGTTGAGGCATTTTCAGCACCAGCTAAAGGTGTTGGGAAATTACTTACAAGTTTTGGATCAGTATTTGATTCAATTAGTGCTTCTATAACTCAAAGAACAAAAGCCAAGAATTTTGAGACAGTATCAAAAGGAATTCTTAACATGGCTCTTGCAATTGGTGTGTTAGCGGCATCTCTCGTTGTACTATCCAAAGTTGACGAGGATTCGTTAGAGAGAGCTGTTATAACTATTGGTATAATGGCAGCTACATTAGTTGGCTTATCTCTTGCATTATCTAAAATAGATAAGTTTGGTGATTTCAGCAAGCCTACGGTTTCAATCCTTGCTATAGGTGCATCATTATTACTGGTATCCGAAGCTATGTCCAAACTTAATGGCATGAATCCGGATCAGATGAAGACAAATTTACTCTGTATAACTGGAATACTTGCCTTATTGACTACTGTAGCATTAGCACTGAGCAATTTTTCTAAAGGACCTGTTGATATTGCTGGTTCAGGAAAGACTATGCTTGCTATGTCAGTAGCATTACTTGTTATGGTAAGAGTTATCAAACAGGTTGATGGACTTGAAGCATCAGGGATTGTGAAAGGGCTAACCGTAATCGGATTACTTGGCACATTCTTCGCTGTTATGGTTAAAGTTTCAGAGCACGCAGGAGCAAATGGTAAAAAAGCCGGAGCTATGTTGCTTAAGATGTCATTTGCTTTGATAATAATGGTTGGAGTTATTAAACTCGCCGGGAAGCTTGAAGCTGACGAAATCGTAAAAGGTACAATTGTTGTAGGCGTACTTGGTGTATTGTTCAAAGCAATTGTGAAAGTATCACAGTATGCCGGAGCAAATGGTAAAAAAGCCGGAAGCATGATTCTCAAGATTTCAATAGCTCTGATGGCAATGGTCGGAGTTATCAAGCTTATAAGTTACATAAGTGATGATGAGATCAGTCGAGGAATGAGCGTAATAATCAAAATGGAATTGATGTTTGCGGCTCTTATCGCAGTATCAAATTTTGCTGGTGAGAATGCAGCAAAAGCCGGAGCAATGTTGCTCATGATGTCCGGTGCGCTCGTAGTACTTACAGGAGTGTTGTTTGTATTAAGCAAGATTGAGCCGGATGGACTTGGTCGGGCTTTAGCAGCAGTAGCCGTATTGGAATTATTATTTGCCGGGCTGATCGCTGTGACAAAATATGCAAAAGATTGTAAGAATGATTTGGTTGTTATGACTGTTGCGATAGGATTATTAGCTGGGGCTATAGTAGCTTTATCATTCATAAAACCTGAACGGTTGGCTGCGGCTTCACTTGCGTTGACATCGGTCATGGCAACATTCGCGTTAATGATAAAAGTAACCCACGTTTCAAAGAATACAAAACAGATGATACGGACTCTTGGTACCATGATGGGGGTTGTTGCGTTATTAGCGGGTATTATTACCGCTATGTCATTCCTTAATGGAAATTCGGCGATCAAGTCATCAGCAGCATTATCTGTTTTATTGCTGGCATTTGCTTCATCTATAGCAATACTTGGCAAAACAGATAGAATTTCCAAAACCGTTACCGATAATCTTTATACGATGACGGGTGTTGTTGGCGTGCTGGCGCTCATTCTTAGTGCTATGTCGGCACTTAATCTCGAGGGATCTATCCAATCAGCGACAGCTATTGGTTTACTACTCAACTCTATGGCAACTGCATTTGTTATCCTTGGACAGGCAAAGAAAATTGACAAATCAGTTATGAGTAACATGCTTGTAATGTCAGGAGTTGTTGCAATACTCGGAACGATACTTGGAGTAATGGATGCTTTAAATGTAGAAGGATCTATTCAGACAGCTATTTCATTAGGAGTACTTCTTAATGCTATGGCAGCAGCAATGCTTGTCCTCGGCTTAGCCAAAGGTACAGATGCAAAAGCAATTGGTTACATGGCTTTGATGGGCCTGGTTGTAGCAGAACTCGCAGTTATCCTTGGAGCGATGGACAAATTAGGTGTTGAGGCATCAATACCAACTGCAATTGCATTATCTACATTGCTAGTGGCTATGTCCGGCGCATTAGTCATCTTAGGTGTTGTTGGAACTATGGGCGCGTCAGCATTTATCGGTATTGGAGCATTGGCAACATTAATCGCTGGGATAGGTGGATTAATTGTCGGAATCGGTGCTCTGATGGAAAAGGTGCCTCAGTTAGAGGAGTTCCTCGATAAAGGAATACCGGTTATTGAGAAGATAGGTAATGCGATTGGATCGTTCTTCGGAAATATTGTCAGCGGATTCATGACAGGTGTTGCTGATGGTTTACCCGAAATAGGTACAAAACTGTCACAGTTTATGGAGAATGCCTCATCATTCTTCAAAATGGCAAATGATATTGATCCGGCAGCTATGGATGGTGTTAAATCTATGGCAGAAGCATTACTTGTTCTTACCGCAGCAAATTTACTTGATCAGTTAACATCATGGTTTACTGGTGGAGTGAAATTTGATGAATTTGGAACTCAGATGGTGGGATTTGGCGAAGCTATTGCTGAATTCTCTTCAACTGTAAAAGGCAAGGTGGATGGTGATGCAGTTCAGGATGCGGCTAATGCAGGTAAGATGCTTGCAGCATTGAATAAAGAATTACCAAAAGAAGGCGGATTTGTTCAGGCAATAACTGGCGAATCGCATATGGATACGTTTTCGACTAATATAGTGAAATTTGGCAATGCAATTGTTGAATTCTCTGGTACAGTAGCCGGAAAAGTAGACCCACAGGGAGTAGAAGATGCTTCAAATGCCGGTAAGATGCTTGCTGAGTTGAATAGTTCTCTTCCTAAGTCAGACGGTGTATGGCAGTTATACACTGGCGAACAGGATATGGGTACTTTTGCTACCAATATTGTAGCATTTGGTAATGCCATTAAAGAGTTCTCAGGAACGGTTACCGGTAATATTAGTTTAGAAAGCATTCAGGCAGCCGCTAACGCAGGAACAATGCTAACCACATTACAATCTTCTATAGATCCTATAGACGGCATAATACAAAAATTTAAAGGTCAAAAAGATCTTGCTACATTTGGTGAAAAGATCCTTAAATTTGGGCAAGCAATGGTAGATTTCTCGGAAGAAGTGTCTGGTAACATTAATCAGGACGCAGTCGATTCGGCCGCCAGAGCAGGAAACATCCTTGCAGATCTTCATAGCAAACTGAGCGGAACGGAAGATTCCAAATTCAAGAAACTCAAGAAGTTTGGAAGCTCACTCAAAGACTTCGGTAAGAATATGAAGAAGTTTGCCAAAGAGGTTGTAGATGTTGACACTGTTTCTTTAGCAGCTTTCACCGCACAGCTTCAGGGATTGTACGATCTCGTATCAGGAATAGACGATACAGATGTGTCGGGATTAAGTACTTTCATCGATAACCTCAATAATATCGGATCAGTCAGTCTTGACGGATTTGTGGCATCGTTTACAGATTCGGATGGACGAGTATCTATGGCGGTAAACGAACTGCTTCAGGGGATTGTTATCAATATAGAAAGTAAAAAACAACAGTTCTTAGAAGCTGGTAAAACATTGATAGAATCACTCCGTAATGGAATCGCTATTAATGCCAATCAGGCAACAACTGCTGTAAGTTCAATTATGCGTACATCACTGTCTTATGTAAGATCGTACTATAGTAGTTTTTATTCTGCGGGTAGTTACATTGTTGATGGGTTTGCTAATGGTGTTGACGATCATGCATGGAAAGGCATTTCAAAAGTTCGTCAAATGGCAAAGGATGCCGAGACAGCAGCAAGAAAAGAGCTAGAAGTCAAATCCCCATCAAGGAAGTTTACCAAGATTGGTTACTATACTGTCATGGGATTTGTTAATGGAATTGACCGATTCAGCTATTTAGCTGATAGATCGTCAAGAGCAATGGCTAGTTCAGCATTGCAGAATACACAGGCAGTCATTTCTCAGATAGGAGAATCATTAGACGCATCCAATTTCGATTATGAGCCTACAATTCGTCCAGTTGTTGATACAAGTGATGTGTTGGCAAGCGCTAGCATGATTACAAACATGTTCAATGGAAACGGATCTATTGCACTTCGAGCAAATGCTCAGTATGCAAGTAAAATGGCAAATAATCAAAATGGGGCAAATGATGACATTATTTCAGCTATCGGAAAACTTGGAGATAAGTTTAACATGACACCTGGTAATACTTACACAATAAATGGTATCACTTATAGCGATGGAAGCGAAGTTGCAAGTGCGATAGATACACTTGTTAGAGCTACGAGAATCGGAAGGAGAGCATAATCATGGGAAAAAGAGTTATTGACTTGACCATTAAACCTCAAACCGGAGTCAGTGGAACATATTTTGCGTCTTGGGACTTCAAAGAGCCAAAAATTAATGCTACAAGTAGTACCATACGAGTCGGAACGAAGGTTAAGCTTAAAAGCGGTGCTGTTTACTATAACGGTGCCGCAGTTCCGGCTTCGGTTATATCTGACGAATGGATTGTATCCGCGGTTTCGGCGGATAGAGTTACTTTAGGCAAAAATAAAGCAAAGACAAAAACTCTTAATAGTGCAGTCAATGCAAAATACATACAATCATCTGGAACGGCAAGTTCCGCATTAGTTCCGATTGATAATATCGATCATTACACAGTACAGTGGTACTATTCAAGCGGCGATGGAGTATGGTTTGATGGCGGATCATCAGATGTAAAGTTAAAAAATGCACTATATTCTCCACCAGAAAATGCAAAAAAGATACGAGTTAAAGTAAAACCAGTATCCAAAACATATAAACAGAAAGTAACCACCAAAAAGACGACGACTGAGGTTACAAAAAGTTACTGGACTGGTGATGCAGAGGATATCGATTATGCTATAACTGTAAATCCAAAGCCAAGTGCACCAAGTTCATTACAGGCAACGATTGATCAGTACATGATCACAGCTACGGTTACAGATATAACCGATTCACAGACTGATATGATCGAATTTGTAGTCTATAAAGATTCGGCACCAAATAAAGCATATAAAAAAACTTACGCTTATGTACAAAACGCAAGAGCTATAGCGTCCATTGGCCCTGTTGCAGCAGGGGAAACGTATAGCATAAAGTGCAGAGCTGTTAATATAGTTGGTTCTTCAAAAACTCTTAACTTTTTCACTTTATCTCCGTTAAACCTCGGCGAATTATTTAATTCTTCTGAAAAAGAATATAGTGATTGGTCAAATTTCGTTTATGATCTGGTTTCAGCACCACATAAACCTCCATCAATACTTGAGAAAAAAGCACTATCAAAGAATTCGGTTTATATCGATTGGAAAAATGTTGATAATGCTACGTCATATACAATCGAGTATACGGAACGAGAAGGATATTTTGACAGTTCCCCTAGCAATGTATCGTCAGTAACGATCGATGCTGTTGTGGGTCATGCTGAAATAACTGGATTGACAGAAGGGACCGAGTACTTCTTCAGAATCAAGGCAAGCAATGCTGGCGGAGATTCCAATTGGACAAAAGTTTTTTCAATTGTATTAGGCAGCAAACCAACTGCTCCTACGACATGGTCAAATGTAACGACAGCAACTGTAAAAGATGCCGTTCAAAATGAAGTAAAACTGTATTGGATGTATAACAGCTCAGACAATTCTGATCAGACACATGCACAGTTAAGAATGTGGTTCGATCATACTGACGAGACAGTGTTTGATATTGATGACAACATAAAGAAAAACAACGCAAATAGTTATATAACTTTAGCTGATTTGGTGAAAAAGTCACAGAGCAATTCAAAGTTTCCTTACAATTTTGGAAATTTATTCAATCTTAAAACTTTAGCTCTTATGTCTAAATACGCCAATGGGGTTGTCGTCACTTGGCAAATAAGAACCGCCGGAATAACCGAAGAATTCGGGCCATGGTCAGAAAAACGAGTTGTTACAATACATGATGAACCAACTGTGAATATGACAACGTCTGTAAATGATGATGGTTATATGACTGCATACCCATTAAAGATAAGTATGACTACCGCACCCGATAGACAGACTCCGATAGGATGCCAGATATCGATAAAATCGCTCCAATCATATCAGACTGTTGATAGTACAGGAATGGTTGCGTATGTTAAGAAAAATCAAGTTATATTTTCTTCATATAAAAATATGAAAGGAAAGAACGCTGATCTACCACCATATTCGTTGAATGCGGGAGATGTTAATCTTGATCCGGGAAAAAAATACGAACTTACAGTAACTGTGAGCATGAATTCAGGATTGTCTGCACAGGACTCAGAGACATTTACAGCGAGATGGAAAGCTTCAAATTATAATCCCGATGCTTCAATAGCATATAACCCTGATACCGCCGAAGTGTCAATAGTTCCTTTTTGCACAAATGAAAACGGAGAATTGATAAACAATGTGACATTATCAGTATACAGACGGGAATTTGATGGAACGTTTACGGAAATAGCAACTGGTTTAAAAAATCTGTATTCAGCAGGTGTACCCGATCCACATCCATCGTTGGATTACGCTAGATACAGAATAGTAGCGACGAATACGTCCACGGGAGAATCTGGGTATTCGGATGTGTCGATACCAATTCTTGAAAAAGCAATAATTATTCAGTGGAATGAAGAATGGACATTTTTTGATGCAACAGAAAATAGTGAACCAGAGCAACCAGTTTGGACTGGATCTTTATTAAGACTTATGTATAATGTCAATGTTTCGGATAGTTATAATCCTGATGTAGTGTTTAAAGAATATGTTGGTCGAGCGCATCCAGTTGATTATTACGGAACACAGGTTGGTGAGACAGCAACATGGAGTACAGACATACCAAAAGATGATAAAGAGACGCTTTATGCGCTAAGAAGACTTGCTCATTGGATGGGACATGTATATGTTCGAGAACCATCAGGTAGCGGATACTGGGCAAGCGTTAAGGTATCATTCAATCAGACTCATTGCGAAGTTGTAATACCGGTAACATTGGACATAACCAGAGTTGATGGTGAAAAATAGGAGGATGTACTATGCCAGATTGGACAAAATCTATGACACAAACGTATGAATATTATTTAGTAGATCCTGTTTCCTGGTTGGATGAATCGAAAATAGATTGTATCCTTCCAGGAACGACCATTAATCGAGATTCAAGTTTAGAAACATTGGGGTCGGCTTCAATTCCGACTATTGAGAGGTTAGATGAGTGTTATGTTCGGATTTATCTGGTAACGATTCAAAATGGAATCATGGAACGAACACCATTAGGAACATTCCTTGTTCAAACCCCAGAGGAAAGTTTCGATGGCAAAGTATCATCGATCACTTTAGACGGATATACTCCGTTAATTGAACTGAAAGAAAAGTTGATGCCGATAGGTTATTCACTGAACAAAGGTGAAAACGTAATGGACAGCGCATATCTTATTGCAAAATCCAACATGCGTGCACCAGTAATATCTGCATCAAACAACGATAAACTAACTGCTGCGTTCGTTGCCAATGCCGATGATACATGTCTTAGTTATGAACGAGATCTATGCGCTAATTCTAAATTTGAATTAGGATTGGATTCGTTATCCAGATTAATTTACAAGCCGGTCAGAAGTATTGCTGCTTTGAATCATGTATGGACATATAATGATGACAACAGCTCAATCTTGGAACCAGATGTAGAATTTACTCGCGATTTATATGGTATTCCCAATGTAGTTGAAGTTGTTTGTTCAACCACAAAAACGACATACTATGCAAGAGCAGTAAACAACAAACGCAGTAGTCCTATATCCACAATAAATCGTGGACGAGAAGTAGTATATCGTGAAACAAGCCCATCTTTGATCGGAAACCCGACGAAGGCCGAAGTAGATGAATATGCAGAACAGCTGTTAGAATCACTTTCCAATGTCGAATTATCTGTATCATACACTCACGGTTATTGCCCAGTTAAACTTGGGGATTGTGTGATGCTAAACTATCAGCGAGCAGGACTTACCGGAATTAAAGCTAAGGTTGTAAGTCAAACAATAACTTGTGAGTCTGGGTGTTCTGTATCGGAAAAAGCAGTATTTACGCAAAACATGTGGAGGTGACTAAATGGATCTTTCAAATAACTTGATCTCAAAGTTTATTGAAGTGATGTCGCCTCGAGAAACAAAGAATACTGGATCTGTAATGTATGGAACAGTAGAGAAAAGAAACGACGAGGTCATGGTCAAGCTTGATGGGTCTGAATTATTAACACCAGTTTCAACAACGGCTGATGTTATTAATAAAGAACGTGTTATGGTCATGATACAGAACCATACCGCAACAATTGTCGGTAATGCATCATCACCATCAGCAAGAAGCGATGATGTAAATGAATTAAAAGAAATTGTAGCAGACAAGGTGAGCACTAGCGATCTCGAAGCAGAAAGAGCCAGAATTAGTGTTTTAGAAGCGGATAACGTTACAATAAACCAGACATTAACAGCTCAATCAGCTGATATTTCAAGTCTTAAGACAGATAAATTGGATGCTGAGACAGCAGAATTAAAATATGCAAATATAGACTTCTCTAATATAGGAGAAGCTGCTATGAAATATCTATATTCTGAATCCGGTTTGATTAAAGATATTGTAATTGATCATGGATCAATAACTGGCGAATTAGTTGGAGTAACTATCAGCGGTGACTTGATTAAAGGTAATACCATTGTGGCGGATAAGCTTGTGGTTAAGGGTGAAGATGGACTGTACTACAAGCTTAATACAGATGGAAATACAATAGAAAAAGAGCAGACAGATTTTAACAGTTTGAACGGCAGCGTTATAAAAGCAAAATCCATTACTGCTACTAAAATCTCAGTTGATGACTTGGTTGCTTTCGGGGCAACTATTGGCGGTTTTCACATTTCTAAAGATGCTATATTTTCTGGAGTAAAAGAATCAGTGCTTAATACTACCAGAGGTATATATCTCGATAATTCTGGTCAGATTTCATTTGGCGATTCGGCAAATTATATTCGATATTTTAAAGAACAAAACGGCAAATTCAAGTTAGATATTGCAGTTGAGTCATTATCTATAAAAAGTAGTGACGGTATCGATGTTGATATTTCAGATACCATTGACAAAATTAAAAATGATATCGATACAGTACGAGACGAAATTACAACTTTGTTGAGAATCGAATCATCGCGAGGTACTGTATTTAAAAATAATGCTATATCGACCGTGTTATCGGTTGTTGTATATCATGGAAAAGATCGAATAACCGATATAGACAAATTACATGAAGTATATGGAAACACAGCTTATATTCAATGGAAGTGGCAAAGACTTGACGAAGAAACGTATGGGATTATATCATCCGCCGACTCGAGAATGGGTAATGGCGGATTTTCTTTTACCCTTTCACCGAATGATGTAGATACAAAAGTTACTTTCATGTGTGAACTTATTACTGATTAAGGAGGAAATTCAAATATGGCTATAAAAGCAGCAGATCAGATTACAATGATTGATGTAACTGATGCATATTCAGTAATGCTTACGAGTGAAGCATATACATTTGTAGGAGGGACAGCGGGCGTTGCAGCTGGACAGACTTGCTCTACTGAAGCGGTGGCATTCTGCGGACAGAATCAGTGTTCTTCGGTGACCGTTGATGCAAAGGCAATAACATGTCCAACCGGTATTTCAGCCACAGTCGAAAACAGTGGAACTTCAAAAGCTAAAATTACATTTACAACAACTGCAACGATTGCGGTAGCTTGTGAAGCAACAATCCCTGTTGTAGTTGATGGTATTACTGTAAATAAGAAGTTCTCATTTGCGGTTGCTAAAGCCGGGACAAATGGTCAAAATGGAAAAGATGGAAAAGACGGCACATCGGTCACCATCAAATCCAAGTCAGTGACCTATCAGGTTGCTTTGAATGGAACCACAGTACCTACCGGAACATGGAGCGATATACTTCCTTCTGCTGGAACGGGACAATATCTCTGGACAAAAACAACGGTAATATATAATGATGGGACGAAGACAGAAGCATACGGTGTTTCTTATCAGGGTAAAAATGGTAAGGATGGATCAAACGGTACTGATGGAACATCCGTTACAGTCGCCAGTACTTCTGTTACTTATCAGGTCAGCGCGAACGGAACCACAGTACCTACCGGTACATGGAGTAATATAATTCCTTCCGTTACCAATGGTCAGTTTTTATGGACAAAAACTTATGTTAAGTATTCAGATGGAAAAGAAACCACCTCTTATGGTGTTTCTTATAAAGGTACAAATGGGACAAATGGAAAAGATGGTGCAGCAGGAGCCGATGCGATTAATCTTACGATTACGTCAAGTAATGGTATAGTATTTAAGAACAACAATGGTTCGACAGTATTAACGGCGCATGTATTCAAAGGCGGAGTTGAGCAGTCCATTACCGATGCTGGTGTATGCGGATCTCTCGGTAGCATCAAATGGTATAAAGGAACAACACTTGTGAAGACAGCAAAAACACTCACAGTATCTGCTTCTGATGTCAATAATTCACAGGCATATACTTGTCAGCTCGAATAGGAGGAATGTAATATGGCTAAAGCGAAAGACGAGATCACCATATCAAAGATCATAGATATTGAGAAGACTGTTCGATATTATTTATTGCAGTCATCGACTGCATCAGCCCCAAATAAGCCGACTACTAATCCACCTGGAGGTAGTTGGTCTACAACGGAACCAAATTATACAAGCGGATCTACCAGTACCTTATATTTTGTAGATTTGACTGTTATGAGTGATGATTCGTTCTCATATTCGGCAGTATCGAAATCCAGCAGTTACGAAGCAGCAAAAGCCGCCTATAATAAGGCATCAAATGTCGAAAAGACAGTAACTGACTTTAAACAGACTTCTGAAGGATGGCAGATGAACTGGGACAAGATTCTGAATGGAAAAGATGCGAATATCAGTAAACATACAGACTATATCACTTTTAAGGACGGCAACATTAAGCTTGGCGATTCCGCATCCGCTAAAACACTTGAGGTAAGTAACGAGAACGTGAATGTGAAAAGTGGAGAAGATGTTGTAGCCAGTTTTGGGGAAGAAGTTGAAATTGGGCCAAAAAAGAATATAAAAATCACGAAAGATGGTGCAGAATTTTTTGATTCAAGTAACGGTGGTAGCATTTGCAAGATTTATTGTGGAAACGTTCAGAGCGTGGATGATGATGGAACAATTATAACAAAATATTCGCCGTATTTTACATTCGGGTATCGACGATCAGATGAAATTCACAAAATCGGTGAATTATCGGTATCAGAAGGTTTTTATACAACGGCATCCGGTAAATATTCTCACGCAGAAGGAGCTTTAACTACGGCATCTGGATATGCTGCACATGCCGAAGGATATAACGCAAGACAATCTATGTTCGGAGCATCCGGTGATTATTCTCATTCAGAAGGTGCCAATACAACGGCATCCGGTAATTATTCTCACGCAGAAGGATATTCATCTACCGCATCCGGCAAAGCTTCTCACTCCGGTGGCTATTGCACAATCGCCTCAAAAGACTATCAAACCGCAATCGGTAAATACAATGCCGAGCGTGATGATGCGTTATTTGTAGTAGGAAACGGCGCAGAGGATACCAATAGATCAAATGCTATGGTAGTCACAGAAAAAGGAGACGTACAGGCAAATAGTTTCAACGGTCACACTATGCAAAAAGGTACGATAACATGTTCCACCAAAGCAAATACCCCAACAGCGACACATGTCGATTTTCCGAAAGAAATGGCAAGTGCTCCTATAGTACTCCTTGACCCACTTACAGCTGTCCCTGGAACGATATTCAAAGGCTGCTCAGCAACCAATATCACTACAACGGGTTTTGATTTGTATGTAACAAGAACAGACAATGGAAACACAAGTGTGAAGTGGATTGCAATTATATAATAAGGAAGGAATACAATCAAAATGACACAGATAATTGTAACTATTCTTTGTTCGGTATTAGCTTCATCAGGGTTATGGGCGTTCATTACGAATAAAGTAAGTCGGAACAATGCTGAAAAAGAATTGCTTCTTGGATTGGCGCACGATCGTATTATGTTTTTAGGAACAAGTTATATTGATCGAGATCCAGCATATATTACACAAGATGAATATGAAAATCTCAAAGTGTATTTATATGAGCCATATTCAAAAATGGGTGGTAACGGATCAGCGAAACGTATTATGGAAGAGGTTGAGAAGTTACCAATTCATTCAGAGAATTTTAGTAAAGGAGATGAAAAACATGCAGCTTAATGATAAAGTATACAACGTATTAAAGTGGATTGCATTATGCGTTCTTCCTGCGATCGGCACATTCTACTTTGCGATTTCTCAGATTTGGGGACTCCCTTACGGCGAGGAGATCGTAGGTACAATTACGGCAATCGATACTCTGGTTGGTGCACTCATTGGAATCAGCACAAGTCAGTATAATAAACTCAATAAAGAGTAGTTGAAAGTGCCTGAGTGTAGGATATTTCTTCATTATTCCTACATTTTGGGCTGAAAAGTGGCTTATTTCCTATGTTTCTTGTTTCCGTAGAGGAAGCTGCAAAGGCTGGTAAGTTCTAAATAAAAGGCTTAAAAGCTAGTCTTTTTGGGCTATTCAGACTAGGTAATTCGGTCTGGATAGCCCTATTTTTATGTCCATAAGACACGTAAAAGTCGCAAGCAAGTCACAAGCAACAAGTCACACAA